ACCAATACGTGTTAGTAATAATAGAATGGCAGGTGCAGCTGCATGATACCACTGCACTTCCTGGAATGGTATCTTATTAAGTCTTTCATAAGATATATCTCCACCATATGTAAACCATGCATACCATATAGTGCCAAGAAGGATGGTTGAAGCATATGCCCACATATACTTCCAATTTACATTTCTAGAACTTGAAATCCAAGTTCCTAATGTTTGAACAGAATCATTTGCTATTACGGAATAAGCTGCAAGGCAAAACCCTAAAGCCATCCATATGGTTAGTAGTTCCATTGTTATAAGTATATCTGCTTTATTTCACCGATCCCGTCATTTTTGGCATATTTTAGGTGAACATTGTATTAATATCTTAAATGCCCTGTTTATTTATGATCTATGCAAAATGTTAATAAATTTTTAATTTGTATGATGCAGCATTTGGCGATGTCCGATTTGTCCTAATAGCGAGCACAGATTTGTGAGCAAGGTCACAAAGTTTTTTTTCAAAATGTCCGATTTATCCGTGTTGTCCCCTTGAAAATGTCAGACCCCTCTGCTAGACTTTAGTCATAGAAAGTTGATAAAGGTTATCAACAAAGAAAGGAAAACAAAATGTTTTCACTAAGTTATAAAATTCAATCAAAGTCCGAAAGTAATGTGTTCGGCACTTGTCTAGGTGTCGTGTTCGATACCGAACAAAAGGCTTGGTCATATCTTGACCTAGTAGAAAAGGATAACTATATCCTTGAATGTAATCTAAAAGAATTAGAAAACTACAAGCCTAGTAAGCGTGTAGTATTCGCTACTACTAGAAGTTGGGAGTAATTCAATGAATGAACAAATCCTACTAACTAAAATGGGTTTCTCTACTCATTCCGCTCTTTCATCCTCTATCGTATCTGATGAATGGGAGCGATTCGCTACCTGCTCAAAATGCGGTTTAGATATATCTGCCTTTTGGGTAGATGATGAAGACCGCCTTAGCGGTTGGTCATTCTGGAAAGCCACTAGTGGTTTATGCCAGGCGTGATATAAATCACATCCAGCTCTCGGCGTGTCGCCTTGATATTGTCGGGAGTATCTGATAGTATTTACATATACAAATAAATAAATAAGAACCTAAAGAAAGGGGACAAAATGTCCGCAAATGTATATTCAATCGAAAACCTATTAGTAGGTAAAACCTATCGCTCAAATAGCCTAACAGGTGAAATAATCTCAGCCGAGCCTCACCCTAAAGGTGTATGGTATGAGGGTTGCGATTCCTACTTAGTAGAAATCCGTAATGCTAATGGCGGTTATTCTTATCGCACAATAGCGGTAAAGGTAGGTGAGTAATAATGAAAATCACTTACTCAATATGGCAGGGCTCTATTATCAAGGGCTCAGGATTCACCGCCTCTAAAATGTCGGAGGTCGATGATACAATAAAAGAACTAAACGCAACAGACACTAAACCAAAGTTTGAGGCGTATATTAGCAAAATCGAACAGAACTAACGAAAGGAAAACTAAAAAATGGAAATACAAATCGAATTCTCAAAATGGGGTTTTGGTTTTTACTCTGATTTTCTTGCGCTAGATTTTACTTGGGGTTTTCTTGGCTCTCTTGTAGTAATCTATTTTATAAATAAAATTCTAAAGCGTAATGAAATAAAACTATTTCGTAAAAGAGTAAAATAAAATGATGACTAGAAAAGACTACATAACCGCTGCGGATATTCTAAATCAAGCATATCCAGAAAATCCCGAACTAATTTTAGAGATGGCTTCTGATTTCTCTGATTATTTCGCAAAGGATAATCCTAGATTTTCCCGCCCTCGATTTTTTGAGGCAGTAAAAAAGGGCTGGTGAGGTAACTCACAAAACTGATCGGCGTGTCGCCTTGACAAATCTGCGACACGCCCGACAGCGGCGGGCCTTTCGAACAGATGTTCGATTTAAGAGAGCCCCAAAATGTGGTGTAAATCACAAAACAAAATGTCCGATTTATCCGATTACTGGTCAGTAAATGTCAGTGGTCTATGGTAGGATACTAGGTATCAAGATGAGATAAAGGTTATCTCAAAGAAAGGTGGTCTAAAATGGCTACATTAGAAATATTCGAAATGAACGAAAATGGTGCTGGTTGGGTATCATTAGAAAATGCTTCACAATCAACTAAACTTGATTTGGAACTTGCTTTGCTAACTAAAGCAGAAGTAAAAATGCTTTGCTTCAAATGCCACGTTGAAATCCCTCGTGGTAATGTTTGTGTAAATCACAAAAATGTAAAAGGTGCGATTTATTTCGCAGACTGAAAGGATAAAAAATGGATTATCAAATCACGATAAACTATTCAACTGATAATGATTATTTGAATGAAAATATTCAAGCGTTATTAGAAAACACTTTGCCATTCATTGTTGATAATGTAAAAATACATTTCGATTTTGATAACTAAAAAAATAAATATTGGTGCGTTAGATTAGTTTGGTAAAATCACTACACTGTCACTGTAGAGATCATGGGTTCAAATCCCATACGCATCGCTAGCTGCGACACGCCCGACAGCGGCGGCCCTGTGGATAACTTTTTGTCAATACGACACGCCGTAAAAACGCTGGAAATTTTTGTGATTTCTAACACAATGTGACGCACACCACATGTGATGTGGCTCACAATGTCCGATTTATACCTATTTTCGGCGGGAAAATGTCAGTCCCCCCTGCTAGAATAGTGGCATAGAAAAAAGAAAGGATAACTAAATGAAAATTTGTTGCTTCTGCGAAATTGACTTAGATAATGACGCTAAGTTTTGCTGGAATTGCCTAGAGTATAAAGGCGTAATGTCCGTTGAGGATTTTGAAAAATACTATGGAGAAAGGATTTACTAATGTCAGATTATCTTGATTATCTAGATGAAATCTACGAGGAACTCGTAGACGAATTCGGTCATGAAATTGAAAGTAATTGTATTCATGACTAAAATGTGAGGTATCTCACACCGACACTAGGGGCTAAATCCCCCGAAATGTCAGCCCCCAATGCTAAGATTGTATCCATAAAATAAAGAAAGGAAGTCAAAATGACTTACACGATTAGACTAGAAACCTTCAATGGTTCAGTATCCAAAATCAACCTACCTTCTAAGGGTGCGGTTGCTCAATTCATCAACACTTATCCAAATCAACTCCCTGTCGGTATTTCCGTCAAGTTTGATTGCGACTTGCTCGGTGTTCGTGGTGTTCTAAAAGGAAAGGGAAAATAAAATGGAACTTTCTACACTAAATAAAATCAGCGATTTATTCAAGCAACTAGAGGAAAAAAGATTTCCTAATAGTTCATCAAATAGCACAACTTCAATGGCTCGACAAATCGGCACAATGTCGGTTTTCGTTTCAGAAAAAAATGCTAAGCAAATAATTAAAATGTTAGAAAGAGAAATTGGAGAACTAAAAAATGATTAGCACCGCACTAAAAATTCAAGACGCAACACAAAAAGCCGTTATGGATAAAAACATAATGAAAATGGCAGGCTTTATTTATACTCATAGAAATGATGTTGATGACGAAATGATGGCTAAAATCATTTTTGAATATTCCGCAAATTTATCTGCTCTCGTTGCTACTTTGGTAAGCGAAGCAATTTTATCAGAAACCCAAATGAAAGAAATGATTTCAGAAATCGAAAGTTTTGAAAAAATTTCTAAAGAAGTTTTAGGAGAATAAAATGACAACAAATAGAATTTTAACAACGCTGGTTCAATTAATTTTAGCTGGTGTAACAATTCCGCTTTTAATTTTAGCGATTAAAGATTTTAAACACGATCTAAAAAATAGATAGTTTAATTTTCAACTAAATCCGACACGCCCGACAGCGGCGGGCCTGATTTGTCCGATTTACGGCATTATGTCCGTTTTGCCAGAATTTCCAGATTTTTTTGTGAAATTTATCACACGACACGCCGTATCAAAATATGAGATTACTTACGAGTAGGTTGAAAAATGTCAGTGGGTTTTGGTAAACTTGTAGGTATAAAGAAAGGAAAAACTAATGCGTTCATACTCAATTGTAGATTTGCTAGTAGACCAATACTATGCGCCTACTTCTCTCCGCCGTCGTTTCAACGGAGGTATCATAAACTTTGCGGAAAAGCGTGAAGATGTCTATTTATCTGAAGGCTATGAAGCCTTCGCTATTCGCTTCCGCCCTACGGGATCTTTTCAAGACCAATGGGCGACAGTTGCCGTCAGGGTTTCCGACTACTAAATGTCGGAGGCTTCTGCTAGACTTGTTCTATAAAGAAAGGAAAAGAAAATGTCTGCTATAAAAAGACTAATTGAAAACATACTCGCTTGTGATACCTGCTATGGAAAAGGTTTTATGGGTTGGGTTTCTCCAGACGGAGACTATGACTTTGAGTATTGCGATTGTAATCCTCATAACCTAGTTTTGGAAGGAAGCGAGGTAATTTTCTAATGGAAATTTTTCTCTGCGATAAATGCGATACTCTCGCCCAAGTATCCCGAATTGGTGATACAATAAAAATAACTAAGTGTGCTTGCCTAGCACTAGATTGGAAAGACTAATGGACTACTTATACTCGCTAACTATTGCCTATGACGGAGAGTTAGTTTCAACAACCCGTTCCTCAGATTTGCTAGAAATAGTAAGTGCTTGGAATAACTGCGTGGACTATGGCGATGCTAAAGAATACGCAACCTATAACTTGTCAGACCCTAGTGGTAAAATGTATACCAAGAATTTCTACAGAAATGGAGTAGTAAATGGGAAGTAATCTATCAACCGAACTATCAAGTGGGCTATTGGATTTGGATTTGGAGCAACAGATAACTATTCAGTTGCGTTCTAATCATTACCCGCCCGTTCCGTATTCAATGGTTTCAGTTTGTATTGAAGCGATTGACGCATACAACGAAGGCGAACACAATAAAGAAATAACTTTGCCTGAAGGCGTAAGTTGGCGTGGAAAAAATTCTGCACCTGCTTATTCAATTATTGACGGGCACCACTTGTGGGATTGGATTATCGAAAGCGAATTGTGATCTAAATCATAAAAGCTGCGGCTTGTCGACTTGACAACGACACGCCCGAAGCGGCGGGCCTCAAATGTCCGATTTATGAGCTTTAAGTAGAAACGCCGAAATTTTGTGGAATGTCAGTGGGTTATGCTAGACTAGTTTATTATGAGAAAGAAAACAACTGAGGAATTACGGCGACTAATGGAATTGCGCCGTAGTAATGCAGCCACGCCTGTAAAAAATAAAAAGGCTTATTCTCGCAAGCGCAAGCATAAATGTCGCCCCTATGGTGTAGAATAGAATAAAGAAAGAAAGGTGCCCCATGAAACTAAAACGCTCTAATGATAGAAAGGTTGCAAATGCAGTCTCACCCAATGGAAAAACCCCAACAATTGCCAACACATTCGGCTTACCTGCTGGAAAAAATTTCTCGTGTCCTGGTGCCACTAGTATTTGTGAAAGCGTTTGCTATGCAGGAAAACTTGAAAAAGTCTACAAGGGAGTAAAGGCTGTCCTACTGCATAACTGGGAACTCCTACGCAATGCAGATATAGAAACAATGTCTCTCTTGATTGATGAGATGATTGTTGACTTTGTTGCAGATTGTGAAAAGAAGTCTGCAGATAAACTCTTCCGTATCCACTGGGACGGGGATTTCTTCAATGATACCTACGCATATGCGTGGAAGGCTGTTATTGCTAATCATCCCGATGTTCAATTCTGGGTATACACTCGTGTAAAGTCTGCTGCTCTAATTCTAAAAGATATTCCTAACCTATCACTTTATTATTCTACCGATGATGAGAATAAAGATATCGCCCATGAACTAAAACTAAATGACGGTGTTCGCCTTGCTTATCTAGGAAAAACTTTCGCTGTCACCGAAGACAAAATGAAAGAACTAACTGGCAAGCCTGGTGCAAAATGCCCTGAGAATGCAAAACGTATTCCGTTGATTTCAACTAACGGTAGCGCATGCGTGTCATGCGGTCTATGCGTTTATGGTAAAGCAGATATTCGATTTAGCGCAACTAAAAAATAAGGAGAAAAATGAAACTATACAATGCATACATGGCCCTGTACTTAGGAAATGAAGAACAACAACAAGCTGCACAAGAATATCTCGACTCCTTGGAAGAATTAAAAGAAGAGGACCAGGAGTAATTGGGTTACGTATTTGTAGCTTTATCTGTTGGGATCTTCTTGGTCCCCGCCGCTATAGTTTATTTACTATATAAGAAAAGCTGAGGCCCGCCCCGCATAAAGCGATTTGTCAAATTACGACACTGTGATTTTTCCCACAAAAGTTTTTGAGAAAATGTCCGATTTGACCCATTTCTAAGTTGCGCTCTGTCGGTCTGAAATGCTAAACTATTATTACCAACAAACGAAAGGAAGCAAAAATGGCTAAGACACCAAAAATCGGTGAAACCATTACAACTGCTCAGAGCAAAGTTTCTGGCGTTGTAAAGGAAGTCGTAAAGAACCCATCTGGCTCGGTGCGTGTTCGTCTTGATGTAGAGGGCGAAACTCGCTGGACTACTATCAAGTAGTTTATCAGATAAAACTGACCTGAGCAAGTCAATGCTAAACTGCTCACCAAGTTTATTCTGTCGGTGTGGTCTGATAGAATAGTAATACCAACTAAGAAAGGAAAAAAATGGCAAGAAACGGCAAGGCGATAAATGTAAAAATCGCTACAACCAAAGTAATCAAGGCACTTGAGGGTGCGTTGGCTAAATTGGAAACTGAGTATGCTTCACAAGAAGCAAACGAGGCTAAGTATGAAAAGGCTCGTAAGGCTTGGGCTAAAGAAGTGGGTAAGTTAGCACTTGCTCAAATCTCAAAGGCAGAGAACCTAACTGCTTCTAAACGCTACAACAACGAGGTAAATGTTGATTTCAACTTACCTGCTGGAACTATCGTTCTACCTGATGAACCTAAAAAGGATTTCACCACAATGAACGAGTGGAACTATCGTGAGCAGAAAGAGGAAATTGAGAACGCTATTCGTATTCTCAAGATGACCGACGAGGAAGTCGTTTCCACTTCAACTTACAACGCTATCGCTAGATACTTGTAATCCTGATGGGGGAGGGGTGTTTGACCTCCCCCACCAAATCTGATAAACTAAATATAAGCAAACAAAACGAAAGGAAAAACGAATGTCCCCAGTATTCGGAAATAACAGCGATAGTTTCTATCGCAAGGGTGATGTATTCACAACTGGCAAGTCAGGTATCACAGGTCGCTTGGAGGAAATCGTATCAGTTAGACCAAATCTAACTAAGATTGCTCTACGCACACCTAACAACCAACTTCGCTGGGCAATGGTAAAGATTGGCTAATCGATAGCCGATAGAAACAGTGGCAGTTTCGGGAATGTTCTCGCCACATGTCTTAAGTAAGAATTCCCACCAAATTTCCCCTGGATGATCATGCGGAGTACAAAACAAAAATAGTAGACTCGTCAGAAGACGTCCAGGGGCCCAATTGGGCCACGGTCCATTCGAATGCAGTCAGCTTGGTTACCTTTCTTTCCAGGCTGGCTGCAAGGCCCGCCCCGCCAAACCACGCTTGTCAAGTTACGACGATGTGATTTTGCCCACTAAAAAATGTCCGAATTGCCCTAGTTTGCCAATCTAACTAGACATAGCCCACCTATGTATGCTAGACTTGATAAGTATCCAATAGAAAGGAAAAAAAAATGGCTACAAATCTCGCTCATAAGCAAGAAGTAGAAAACGGCGATGTGTCGTTTGCTCTTGTTGATTCCCGCTCAAATCCCGCTTGGCACTCTTTTGCCAATAAGGTGTTCGATTCAGATTCAGGAGATGTTTCAATCTCTGACATAATGAATGGTGCTAAACTATCCAACTGGAATGTCCGTCTTGAAGATGTTGCGCCTCTTGCGCCACAACATAATTTCATTACTGATTCATTCCTTGTTGTTCGTGATAACCCAATGACCGATGGTGCTACTGATGTGCTATCTGTTGTCGGTTCTCGCTATAAGGTTGTTCAGAATGAAGAACTATTCTCATTCGCTGAAAATCTTCACGATGGAAATCCTGATGTGAAGGTTGATTCTGCTGGCTCTCTAAAGCAGGGTCGCATTGTTTATGGTTCTTGGTCTTTGCCAAATGAACTAATCATTGACCCAAAGGGTGTTGCTGATAAGACAAAACTTTATCTTATCGTTTGGACATCTCACGATGGTTCTGTTGCTGTTCAAGCAGCAATCACACCTGTTCGTGTTCGTTGCCAAAACACTCTAAACCTTGCGATGAAATCTGCTAAGCAATCTTTCAAGATTCGCCACACGCAGACCGCAGATGGAAAGATTCTTGCTGCTCGTGAGGCTCTTGGTTTATCTGTTGCTTACTTTGACCAATTCTCAAAGCAGGCTAATGAACTTTATCAGGCTTCTATTACCGATAAGCAGTTTTCTGACCTTATCCGTAATCTTTACCCAAAGCCTGAAAAAGACGCTAAGGGTGCGTTGAAGAAGTGGGAAAATAAGGTTGTCTTGATTGACGAACTTTATCATAACTCACCAACTAACGCAGGAATCAAAGGCACAAAGTGGGGTGCGCTAAATGCTCTAACTGAGCGTTTGGATTATTTCCGTTCTGCTCGTAAGGGTAATACGGAATCTCTTTCCGCTTCCGCTTCAGGTTTTGACCCTGTTATCACCGCAGAGAAAAATAAAATTCTCAAAGCGGTTGTCGCATTGTAAAATGCTACGGGGGCGCAGAAATGCGCCCCCTATTTTTTTTGATCTAAAGCTCGGCGTGTTGATTTGACAAAACAAGTTTTACGGGGCGGGTCTGACTGTTTATTTTATCATTACGTCACAAGTTAAAAATGCCCTGGAATTTGCAGGATGTCAGTCCCATGGTGTAGTATTGTATATAAGGATAGAAAGGTGAAGTATGAGTTGGCAATTAGAAGCCAGTTGCAGCGAGGACCAGCATGATTTGTTTTTCTCGCAGGCTAAAGGTAAAATGGATAGAGCAATACAAATTTGTGGCTCGTGCTCTGTAAAGGGCGAGTGTCTTAAGTTTGCTATTGATGAAAAAGTAGAGTTCGGCATATTCGGTGGTCTCACACCGCAAGAGAGGAAAAAGAAATGGCTGATATGACAGACGACCTATTCTCAGATAGAATAGGAGAACATATTTTAGGTGCTATTCAAGTAGATATCGAAGAGCAACTATTTGAAGATTGGAATAACTCTAATCTAGATGAAGGCAATCTCTATGCAGAATGGAGATTTTTTGAATTCGCTACACCTGAAATCAAGAAACAATACAACGAGCACTACGGATATACAGAAGAGGATGAGTATTATTTATCATGCTAGGTTATACTGCAGATGATGTTGAACGTATGATTAATGCGGTTCATGATTCTAAATTATTTTATCTTAGATACCCGTCAGACCTAATGGATAAGTCACAGTTACGTGCAGATCTAGAAGATACGGTCAGCTTTTTACAAGGTGTACTAGCCGAGGGGCACGTCCAATGAGCACTAGACATAAACAGTGTACACAATGCTATAATGGAAAGTATTACTTTTACAATGGTAGAGACGAACTAGTCGCTATCCCGTGCCCATTTTGCTAGGAGATAAAATGAGTAAAGAGTTTAAAGAACTTGTTGGAAAAGGCATTCTAGGTTTTTTGGGCCTAGGTGCCATAGTTATATACGTTATCTACAAAATATTTGTGGCCTAAGTCACATCTATATTAGTTGAATTTGTCCCCGTTAACTGTTAGGATAGATATATGGAAAAACTAATAGAATATATGAAACTTCATTTACTTAGTCTTGAGCAGGATTCTCAAAAACTTCAATCAGAAATGAATTTAATTGAAGACATGAACTCAGATGAATACTGGGATTTAGAGATAGCAGATATATCTTTAAATGGACAGATGATTGCCACCGCCCACTTATTGTCAGTGGCTACTGATATCCTAGAAGAACAGAAAGGATAACAATGAACGAGTTCTCAGAAAAGTTAGACCCACACTTACAGCGTTTGGTTGACGCTGGGGTAAGCGGGCTGGATATAATGCATGGTCATCTAAAGATTCTTATGTTGGAGGCTGAGGCTAACTATGCAGAAGCGTCTAAGATTGAAGAAGACAATGACTATTCAGACGCCATGGAATCCATGGAACGCAAATATCATGAGGGTGTGCTAGACGCATATGTTCATCTATACAAACTTACCTATGACCTATCATTTGCAATCGCAGGAATGAGGAATCCTAATGAAGACTGATGATAAAGACAAACTAAATAAATGTTTAGAGATTCTGGATACAACGGACTTAGGACTATCCTTGGTTTGGCTTTGGACATGGAGCACAATCAAGAACTTCATGGAAGATGAAACATTTATCATGAAGAAAACTGAAGATGAAATGTGGGATTGTCTATGTGAGGCTGTTGAGGCTGGACATGGATTTTCTTTGGAGTATGGAGCAGAACAACATCATGACGACGTAATGGAATGGATGTTAAATCGAGAATACATGGTAGATGCCATGTTTGAAGATGAAGAAGAGGAAGAGGAATAATGTATCACAAACCAATGCTTGAAATACTTGAAGTGGAATACTCAGTTTCCCCTGGTGGTGTAGATGAGTTTGAGGTTTATTCATTACATGAAGAAGATGTTATGAATCCCCCGCTATTTACTACCACTGATCTTTTGGAAGCAGTTCAATTCTGTTATAGTTTAGGAAAAGATTTTGTTGTGCGAACATTAGCAGAGTGGGAAGAAAGACAAATGCTTATCTAAAGCTTGCGGGTCGGGTCTGTCTCAAAATATGGACATTACGTACAACTTGAAAAATGCCCTGGAATACTGTATTATTAAGATATGACTCAAACAACCTTGGAATATGTCTTAACAAATAATGATAGATGTGATCGTTGTTCAGCTCAAGCCTTATTTTTATGCAAAGGTATTACGGGTGAGCTACTATTTTGCGGTCATCATTTCAATTCAAATAAAGAATCATTAACTAACTGGGCTTACGAAATCATAGACGAGTCCTCTAAAATTTCTTGACAATCCGCCCTGAATTTTCTATAATTAATATATAGACAGAAAGGAGATGCAAATGACAAAGCGAGAGTACCTAGTTTCCCTTGGACAAAAAGTCGGCAAGCGTGGACGTTTTTCCAAAGAGCAGGTAGAATTGATTAAGAAGGCTGAAGCACAAGGCACAGTTTTCACAAAGTAAATATCCACTACTAAGAAAGGTAGGCCCCCATGCCAAATTGGGTATATAACACATTGACCATACAAGGTCCTAAAGAGGAAATTGATTCAATTAAAGAAAGACTGAATCGTCCTTTTACACTAGCGCAAGAGACATTCGGAATGGGCGATATTAGTTCATCTGGATTCCCGACCAAAATCACACAGGTAACTTATTCTAATCCTGTGTTTTCATTTCACAATATCCATTCATATAAGGACGACGGCATTACTGATGAAGAGTATGCCTGCCAACCTGACCGTGGTGGTATTGACATGAATGACCCTGACTGGTTCCGTAAGTCTGTTGAGTTTGCTAAAACTCAAAAGGATTGGTATTCATGGAACAACTCTAACTGGGGCACCAAATGGGATGTCGCAGTTCGTGATGATGAAGAGTATTCAAATACTGAGTTACTTGAGTATAAGTCAGACGGTAATGACAACTGGCTTGTATACAAGTATGAAACTGCTTGGTCACCTGCAGTAACTATCTTAACTAAACTATCTAACTTGGTTCCCAACTCTCTCCTTACACTGGAGTATGAAGAAGAAACAGGTTGGGGCGGAGAACTAGAAATTCTTCGTGGTGAGGTTAAAGAAATTGCTGACTACGAAACTCGTTGCTATGCTTGCCAATCTTTTGATTGTGTTGAGTATTGCGATAATGACTGTGGTCAATTCTGCTCTGAATGCAATGAAGGTTCTTGGCGAGATGAAGAAGCAATGGCAGAATGCGAAGAGCACAAGCCTTTACTTGAAAAGGTAGAGGCGTAATGTTTGACCAAAGCTTTACGTCAACCAAGCACACATTTGTCTGTGACCCAGACGAATGTGATACCTTGGTGGAAATAACTACTTCAGACAAGTTTGGATTCCCTTCTGGATGGATCCATAATACATGTCCCTGCGGTAGACAAATGTCACTGATATCCAGTACAATAGAAGAAAACCCAACTATAGAAAGGCACCAACCCATGGAATCAACAACTACGGTCCCTGAGACCTATAATGCAAATCTTCTTGTAACATATAAGAAGATTGAGAATGGCGAGACATCCTTCCCAGTCATCAAGGTAAATGACCTTGAATGGACCTTGGAGCAGGCCCGCCGCACAGATACCCGTGCAAACAATCTGCAGTCGACAATTAATAAAATCATTGATTGTTTAACTGAAGACCACTGGTTTAATCCAAACACAGAACTATCAGACGTCCTAGAAGAACTGTGCGAAATCCTTAACCACAACCCAGTTAAGACTGTAACGTGGGAGGCCAGCATAACGGTCCGAGGAGAAGTTGAAGTTCCTCTGGCTGAATTCGAAGACTTCGATTTAGATTCTCATATTTCTGAGAACTTAACTATTGACTCATATGACGGCAATACCACAATTGACACATATGATGTTGACTATGTAACTGAGCGATAACATGGGGATGAGTGGTGGGGGTCATCTTGCCGACCCCCACCCTCTTATGATACAATCAAATGCGGAAAGGTGTGGATAATGGCAATAGGCGATAAAGACATAGACGAAGGTAAGTTGGCTGGCATTGTTGAAGACTACTTATCTGATGTCAGATTTAGCAAACTCAACTTCGCTTGGCACATGGGCAACAAGTCCCCACGAATACAGGAAGAGTTTTGGAATACTCTGTGGGCGTGGATAGAGGAGATGTCTGAGTATTACAGGCGAGGCATGGTAGATACCAAGCACTTCAGAGTGGCAAAAATGTGTCATGAGATTAGGGCTCACATGGAGGGCGAGACTTGGGTGGATAACCAACTCACGCTTGAGTTGTAAGCTGCCCTGGTTTTTGATATAATATATATGATCAATCTTAGTAGATGGTGCAGCTATCAGGTGCCGACCAAGTTGTTAAATAAAGCCCGTCCTGGGGGTGTTGACGGAACAGCAGCCATCTGCTATATTTGATATATGGAACTAAATGAATATATAACCAAGGTCAAGCAGGATTTCCCTAATGGCTTCTCTGATTACGTCAAAGAGCACGGGGATAAGACAGAGTGGTGGTTTCAATACTATAAGGCTAATAACCTTGTAGAGCAAGTAAATGGCTATGTGTTTGATTATTCTGAGATGGCTATGATGAGCCATTGGGATAATGAGAAATGGTGGTCGTTTATGGGAAATGTAGAATACGAGTTCAACAAAGAATATAACAAATAAAGGAGATAGGTGTGGGAGCAAGATGTACGTTCGTATTTAAAACAGATGAGAATCATGCAGTGGCATTGTATAGCCATTGGGGTGAAGATTCTCTCTATGAAGATTTAGCCGCAGCATTAAATCATGCAAGGCCTAGATGGTCTGACCCATCGTATGGCACCCGTATGGCAATTAGTTATCTAATGCAAGATAGCATTTTAGATGAAACGGGATTTGGGATTTATGGATGTGACCCTACAGACCAGGGATTTATGGATACACCAATCACAATTGATTTTACAGATAATACTGTAGGCAATGGAGAGGACTGGCATTCCTTTGAAGAGTTTGTTAATTATCATGGGAATGTGTTAGTTAAATCCAGTTAGCTTATGTCCCCGCTTCGGCGGGGACTAAGACTCTAAACTTAATAAAATGTCTACCATTACGACATTGATCAAAAAATCGTGGAATATTTGAGAAATATATCTCTAAATATCTAGTTAGACATTACGACCATATGTAAAAAATCGCAGAATTATAGCAATATGACAATAGATTGTCAAGAGCTATTTTCTGCATATAGATCTATTATCCTTTCTTCTGTGGTTTATTTATTCTCTTAGTGTTATTGTTACCTTTAGATTTCCCGCCTTTAAAATCTCTGCCAAACTTATTATTCTTCTGTGGGCCCCGCTTCGGGGCGGCGGAATCAGAAGTAACTACATTATCCTTGCTCATTAATACCTCCTATATTACGAAGCATATCATAAAATGCTAGAAATATCTACAAAAATGTACAAATATGATCATAATAATGTAAAATAGAATAAATATTGATCTATATTGTACGAAATTTAGTCAAAATAAATGCCATATTTAGGCATAATTTATGCCATATTTTGGCATATCTATTGACAATATTTTATCCATATGGTATATGCTTATTAGCCCTGTATTTATATATGTCCATATATTGAGATTTATATATAAAAGCTATTGACATTACGAACGGTTTATGATAGTCGTTCCAATACCCATATAAATAACATATAACTATCTAACACTGTTTATTCTATTTACTATACTCCATATCTCTCCACTTTACTCCACAATACACCACTATAAAGCCTTAAAAAGGTCTATAACAAGGTGAAAATGGGAGGGTAGAGTAAAAATAAGTACGGGTTATTCAAAGGAGCTCTGTGTGGATTCTCTCTTCTCTTGTTCCAAGATAAAATGAGTTTTGCACACAAATTTAATTCTATGTTCTATTGCGATTATATCTGTAGATGGTCTTGAGCATAATGAGCATATTGAGCTTATTCTTTTATTATGTTCTCTTATGTAATCTAGGTACTTATGGGTCATTTGAGCTTCCCCCGCCTTTTATCTATTTGGTCCCAGAAAGGGTGTTATTGGGTTATGGTCATCATCATCTGACCATTTACCAGTAGAATAACCTACTTCGGACCTATTATCTTTCTTCCATGATCTATACCATACATATAATAAAAACAGGGCATATAAGCATGCAAAGAATATTTCGATCATTGGTCTTCACTTTTCGCTTCACTCTTAGAGCCTTTAATATCCCATAACTTTTCCATATTATAATATCTAGCCATAACAAATAATAGATCAGATAATCTATTTAGATATCTAGGGATATCACGACTAAACTTAATTTCATCATTTGTCTCATGTATTTCTATAGCAAGCCATACTGTTCTTTCGGCTCTTCTTACTATTGCCCTAGCATTATGTAATGGTCCTGTAGGTAGGATAAAAGACCTTAGTGGCTCTAGGTATTCGTTATAATCATCTATAAGGGATTCTAGCCACTCTATTCTTTCTGGGGTAATTTTGATATCTTTAGACCCCGCCAATTCTGCTCCAAGGTCAAATAGGTCCTGCTGGATACTATCTATGATATCGGTTCTATCAGTCATACCTATGGCTGAGTTTGCCTCATCAACCGTACCTATAGCTTCTATCAGAGGCGTTATCTTGCTTAGCCTTTGGTTATTGGCAATTGATGTAAATCCATCATCACCCGTCTTTGTGTATATTTTAGTTAGGTTTACCATCAGTGCCCCGTAACCGATCTCCATAGATCAATGCTTATTTTATTTGCTACATATAATGCAAATAAAGTTATGCCTATTTGAAAGATTATTTCAATAGACATTCTGTTCTTAGTTTTTAAGGCCATCTTAATTTCCCTTCAGTTGAAAATACTAGACCTAATGAATCCCCTTCAGAAAGGTATGTCTCATTGATACCTTTTTGAGCCCACCCCCACTCATTATTCGGAAATGGGATTACATTCTTTTTCTTTATGATGACTGCCCAATACGCTTCTGCTGGTGGCATTGATTCACAAGATTCAAATGATTCTCCTGGCAAACCATTGACCCTGCATACAACAGCATCTCCATATTTTTGGGTTCCTTCAATTTTATAATTTTCATTCTTTAAAAGCTCTAGCGCATTTACTTCCCCGCTAGCAGGAATACATTTTGTTATTTTAGATCCATTGTCCAATGTACCATAATCAATATATAGATTAATACAACCCTTATCAGAGTTTATATGATTAATTCCACCAAGAATCAATCCAATTAGCATCAAATATCCTATTAGTTTTTTTATGTCCATCGTCTCTCCTCTGGTAAATCTAATGGGGTAGGGGGAGTGATCTTACATCCACATGCATAACATTCACACTCTTTTAGCCCATACCCCGCTATTTCATAGGTTTCTGGGTCGAACATTACGACCATTTTAAAATGATCATTTCCACACATTGGGCATATTGGTGTGGGGAGTCCTTCTAGTTCGGCGTTCACTTTTTCGGCCCCATATTATCTAATAACTTTTTAGCAGTATCAGTATCATCTAAATCCATATTCATGGTTACACAATATACATATTCTCCACGCATACCTATAATCCATGCCACTGCTCGTAATACCTTTGACTTCCATCTAGGCATCTCAAGTATTTCGATAAAATTGTCTGACACTTACTTGCCTTCTGTCCCTGAAGCTTCGTGGACAAATCCATGCTCTCTATCGAACAATATGAAATCTAATACCTGCACATCAAAGGTCTCCTTAAATATAGACAAGACCTTATCTAGTTCTAGTTGGCCACATGTGTATAAGTCGAACTGTACCAATGCTGGATCAACCTCATCCCAGATATGGAAAGCAATATGGCTAGTTTCTATCATTACAATAGCAGTAAGACCCTTGTTGCCGTCTTTATCTACATAGCTGGCAAATGGGCCCTTGATGATCTTCATATCAATTCTATTAACTAGATTGGTAAGAAAATCTATACCTTGTTGTTCTGTATTTATTGGGTTTCGCACCTTAGCATTTACCAATAAATGTTTGTGATATATCACCTTTTCTCCTTCTCGTAATCTTTGAAGCATTTACTGCATACAAAGAATATCTTTTCTCCTACCGTCACAATCTGCATTAAATTCTGTGGAAATTGTTTTAAACAGTCGTGACACCTGCCTTTTAAACTCATTTAATCCCCTTCAAAATTTATGCCGTCAAACGGCAATTGGCTATCTTCATATTTCGGCTCACTCTCGACCAAATATATTACTTCATCTATGAAATTAGCTCTTAATGCAGTATTAATCATCTGGTCTGATGATCCACCTTCTCTAGGCTTAGATGAGAAATAGACCGTGTAATTAGCCTCTGGGTTTACTGCTTTTAGCAGGGCACCGTTGGCTATAGCCTTTTTTACACTGTCCGTTCTCTTGGCTCCTGGGCGCTTCTTATTGCCCTCGTAGCCACCTTTAGCCTCTATGTATCTACCATCAGCAAGGAAGTCTATCTCGACCCCAGCTCCTGGAATAAATACATTCTTCTGTATATCTGTAAGTCCTAAGTTTGTTAGTTCTTCAAAAACCCTGTCTTCGAAATCTCCGCCAGACTTTTTAGACTCTGACTGGAAATTCATTTCTTTTTCTTGACTTGGGCCTTCTTAGCTATTTTTTTTGGAGCATCTTCTGCTTCCAATATTTGTCTAATTAGACTGTTGGTATGGTTAGCAATAGCAACCTCTTCCTTTGTCCAAACCTCAATAACAAAATGAAAATGGATGAACTCAAATGTAAGTGCCTTTATATAGTGGCAATAGTTAATACCAAAGCCCCATGAGTCCCACTTTCCTGCAAAAAACTTAATCTTCATTGTTCTCCTCTATTTCTGGTCTGTTTATCCAGATCCATTTACCGTACCCAATCCCTCTGTAAGATCCCTGGTACATTCTTCCGTTCTCCATATCAATAAGCACCCATTTTTCTGGCGCCTTTGTATGGACAGTTAGTTCAACAACATTATCAAGCTCTGGAACCTCTCCACCGCTTGCTAATTTTCTACTTTTTGCCATATTTCATTTGAATGTAGCATACAAACCAGCCAGCGGCAAAACCTGCTAGCAACCACAATGGGTGTAGGTAAGTAACGTCCATTACTTGTGCTCCTTTAATATATGATTGTTTAATGTCATGTGTGCAAAACCTGAGCGTACCTCGATATCACGATTACATTCAGGGCATGTAACTAATCTACTGCTAGCCATATCTACCATTTCTCTAGTGGACAACTGTTATATATATATTGTACAAGATATTCGCCAGATTGTCTACACCTTCCGTCTTTTAATATAAATAAAGGACAGTCCAAGCATATCTCTGTACGCCTATCTAGCTCATCAAATGTTATATTCATCGTCTTCTTCATCTGAGAAGTCAAAATCTACTTCTTTAAAAGCGTCCATAATAGACATTACGACGAAGTAAACTGCCCCTCCCAAGATTGCGAAGATGCTACCTATTTGTAGTAGTTTTTTCATTCTTCTCCCATAGCACTAGGTTACTATCATTGATCCAAGCATTCTTATACTTGTCTCTTTCATTCTTTAAATCTTTAATTATCTTGTTTGACTTCATCCACTTGTGGGCATTCCACCATACAGCTATGATTAAATAGAATATTACTATTTGCTCTATACTCATGGCCTACCAGCGTCTTCCCAGAACTTTTCCCGCCCCATAGCATCAGTTACCTGCATCGGACTTGACTCGTATTCTTGTGTATCTGGATAAGATGCGAGTATGTAATTGCATAGAGGAACTATAGCTTTATTAGATTTGTTTAGATCCATTAAGGCTGGAGAGACATTAAGATCTTCTGAATATTTTCGCAGAAAGTCTACAAAAAGCTTATCAAACTCTGTAGAAATTGGGTGTGCCTCTGCTGCTGCAAGCACAATGTTTGATAAACCAAAGGGTGGTGGCAAAGGAATGTCTGACATTAAAAAAGTTTCCTTATCTCTGGTAGTGGTAGAGCACCTACATTTCTAGTATATTCACCGTTATTATAAGCAATAAGAGTTGGGACAGATTGAATTTCCATCTCTCTTGAGATCCCAGCATTTTCATCTACGTCGATTCTGACGTACTTTATATCTGGCTGTTCCTGCAAAAATGTGTCTATGTTTGGCTGCATACGCTTACATGGATTACACCATTCAGCAGTAAAATGTACTAAAACCCTGTCATTCTGGGCTACTATGTCATTTAATTCATGCTTGTTCATTTAATGCCTTCTCTACTTCTTCTTTAAAAGTCTTTAAAACAAAGTCAGTAACAGATGCACAATATGCCATCTTGGTGTCCGCTTCTACAAGATCCATATCCTTTCCATTATATAGGGTATGGAAAAGCTTTTTGGCTACTTCTGCTGCAATAATACTTAGATCTTCATTATCCATTTTTACTCCATTCGATTATGTTTTGTAAATTTTTTATTTTTTCTTCTAGCCTAGTGTCCATTTCTAATCTTTTAGGTGCGGACATTTGGTTGTATACGACTAGTAATTCCTCTATTGCACCCAGCATGTTTGCTAAATGCTTTGTTATATCGTCCCTCATTCGCTCAGGTAAAGGAATGGAGGCTCTACTCCCATTGTATACTCAGCAGACGCCTCTAGAGCTTTTGTAAGGCGTGTGCGTGGACTCTTGATATGCTTGGTTGAGTGCAAGCTTCCAAGAGCAAACTGGTAGCCGCTTCCAATGGCAAAATACTTGTCGTAGTACTCTCCCATATTAAAGTCAGTATCCATTACAAATAGTCGGCCATGGATACCAATAATTAAATCTGATATATTGTCGTCATCTTTGTCAATAACAAAATTATTTTTGGCAAGACATTTCTGAATAGCATCAACAAAGTCGATACACATTGTCTTTTCTAAGTTTCTTTTACTAGGAACTGGAGGGTAGAAGTCATACTGTAAAAGTTGACCCATTCTAAAACTATTTGAAAAACCAATTATATATTCATCTACCATGAAAACCTTGGCATCTTTTCTTTTATGAACTGATCCAATGTCTGAATCGCTAGCTGCGCTGTCACAAGCCATGTGAACTTTACCGTTATGAATTACGCCTACTACACAGGTCATATTTTGGCCCCCTTTGCCCTCATTCTATAATACCCTAAGTTTTTCATCAGGTCAATAACCCTGTTATAATTAGATAGAAATCCATTTACAATTAAATAAGGAGACATTTTACGCATGGAAAGCACTATAGTAGTTGCCATATTAGGAATTCTGGGTAGTTTTTTTACATACCTATTTACCAAGCCCCAGCAAAAAGCTGATGTTACTGGTGTAATTTCTGCGGCAGCGGAAACTTCTGTTGAAACATTACTCAAAGTAATGGAAGAATTACGTACTGGAATGGATGAAATTAGATCCACCAATGAACTCCTAAAGTGTGAGATTGATAAACTTGTTGAAGAAAACGTTCTTCTTCAGGGAGAAATTCACGAACTTAAATTGCAAAACGAAAAGCTCTTGGCAGAGAATGTCAAGCTTCGTAAAGAAATTCATAAGCTTACTGCTGAAATTTCTAAATAATTATTTCTGTCGCTGTAATATCTTTACCATGATATTTATGTTTAACTATATAGTCTCTAACCTTTTCAGGACCATACTGTCTCCCCGCTAGAATAATTGTCCAGCGTGGTTCAAACTTCTCATTGATACAGGCATCACACATTATAAGATTGATATCAAATAAAGATGACTTTACTGGAGTCAATCTGTGCTTTTGTTTACCACAAGAGTAGCAAAGCATTATTCTTCCTCTTCTTCCCAGAACTCTGGGTATCGTATTTCTTCGACAATATCAAAATCATCGTTCTCCACATATGTTTCGTACATGTTTTTATCTTTAAAGTATCTAACCTTTGAGACATGTGCCCCATAGGATATAAGTTCTCCATATACCCCTTCTGAATGGATGTATATAAAATCCCCGTCGCTCATATTCCTTCTGCCCCTTCAAGATCGCATTTGATTCCAAATGACTCTATTATCGCCTTCATGGTGTGTAAATACTCCATGATTGTAATGTGTTCCATTGGACTAAATTCTGTTATATTAGATTCATAGATTCTCAATGAGAGCATCCCTGGATATTCAACAACAGAAACCTTGAGTTTGGGATAGGGAGCTTTTATCTCCCGTAGAGCTTTTTGTATCTCTTTGCTATATAGCACGATATACCCCAAGTTTTTCTAACACTAGTCTCCAGTCTTCCTGTGACTTGTGCATATTACGAGCACGGTCTACTTTACCGCTATTTAAATATATTCCACCCCAAACACCTACCTCGTTACCATCTATACCAGCTTGATGACAATATTTTATTACTGGACACGATAGACACATAGAGTCAATTGTGGAAGCATGTACTGCATCTTCTTCATACTTATCGAAGAAGTAGTCTGTTGGCATTCCATTGCATGCAGCAAGGTCTTGCCATCTAAAATTCTTTTTATCTAACCCTAGCTTATTTAATATTTCCGACACTGGTAGGTACTTTCCAAAGCCCGTCGTTGTTTACGACGATTCTCTTTGCAGTTCCCCATTGGCCATTATGAAATCTACCATTTTTCTTTGACCATCCTGTATGTGTTGGAGTCCATACGATCATGTCGTAATTCTCCCACCAAGTATTAGGGGTTGTTCTAACAAATTTTTCCGCCTGATTTAGATTTAACATTCTGAATTTATATTCAGCCATTACCGTTCTTTCTAATAGTTGTTTGTTCGGACTTTTCTATTTGAGCAATATAACCAACAATATACTTTAGACATCTCTCAATATTTCTTAATGATGATGAGATATCTTTTAGTGTCTCTAGGATTTGCTTAAACATATATATATAATATCAAATTTATAGGGTATATGTCAAGCGTTTTTGTACTCTATGACACGTATTTTATTAGACTGGGCTGCCTCTCGGATCTTTCCCGCCTTATAATCAGCCCCTTTATTAAACAAAAGCATAAAGTCTGGGGACTGGTCTAAAACCTTTTGAATTCTTTCTTCCATAGATGCAGACTTGTTTGGTATAAATTCAGATACCTTGAAGCCTTTTCCAGTCAAAAAACTTTTGGTCTTAGCAACATATGATCCCGCCATTTGCTCTGCACCTTCACGATCCAAATGTAAAAAATGAATTTGATTGTCATCTTCTGACATTTCTTGGATTGCTAATGTGATTGCTCTGGCCAATATCATATCGTTATCCCAATCTTGGGATCCAGTAACCCACAGCTTCATGGTGCACCTACGCTGTTGGTTCTGTAGCTGGTGCTTCTTCAGCAGGAGCTTCAGCAGGTGCGGCAGATTCTTCTGCTGGTGCAACTGTTTCGGCTGGTGCTGGTGCTGCAGATTCTGTTGTTACAACATTCTCTACAGGAGTTTCTACCACTAGTTCTGCTGGTGTTTCTGCAACTGGTGCAGGAGTTTCAGCAGGAGCAGAAGCTTCTGTTACAACTTCTGGCTCAAGTGGTTCGTCATTTTCTTCTTCAAGATCAACTAGTGCTTCTGCATTAGCTGCTTCTGTTTGTTCTTTTCCTAATGTGCCTAGGAATGCTCCATCCCAAATGGAACTCATCTTATTGGTCCTCTTATTCTTGATAGATGCTGCTTTTTGACGAGACCAGGAAAACCCTGCGTCTCCACCCCATAGATCCCAAGCAACACGGCCTGGGCTAGGGAATCCTTCTTCGCCACTGCTAAATCCAGTAGCTTTCTTATCAACTTCATGACGACTAAAGAAAGAATACATACGCATAACTGTACTGTCACTTAGAGCAGTACCATTAACAATTTGATTGGCACGAGTTAATCCAACTCTTGTACCACCACGCTTGCCTTCTTTTTTCCATTGTAAAGCACGGCGAGCTGCCGACTTCATGCCACTAGTAGGTGTGTGTCCTTCTGCCATTATATTCTCCTTAAACCGTAGTTACGGTACATATTATTATACCATTTTTACTGGTCTTCGTCTATAGCAAAAAACCCAAATCTTTCCATTTCTTTCTTAGCCTTGTCGCTCATCTTAAACCTAGCCTCAAGGTTATCGTCGTATTCCATGTCTACCATGCCCTCTTTGTATAATTCTAATAGGCTAGATTCTATATCAGCCTGCATCATTTCATACATTTCTGGAGCATATTCTTTCATTTTTTCTGGGTTAGGCTTGAACATTAATTGTCCATCTGGAGCCACACCCTGAATTTCCATAGCACCAACTTCAAGAAGGTAAGCAAAATACTCATCTTCTCTCTGCTTCATTTCATCTTCTTCCACTTGATCTCCTTTTATTATATTGCGAGCCCCCCGTCAGGATTGAACTGACGACCTTCCGCTTACAAGGCGGATGCTCTACCACTGAGCTAGGGAGGCGTAGCCCCAACGGGAATCGAACCCGTCTTGCCAGATTGAAAATCTGGAGTCCTGACCGATAGACGATGGAGCCTTGGAGCGGGTGACCAGAATCGAACTGGCACTATCTGCTTGGAAGGCAGAGGCACTACCATTATGCAACACCCGCATTGCGCCCTTGGCAGGAATTGAACCTGCGACCTGCGGATTAGAAGTCCGTCGCTCTATCCCCTGAGCTACAAAGGCATTATTCGACGTAAACATCAACCAATCCATTAGATTTAAGCCAATCAAATGTTGCCATCAATTGTTCTCGTGTATCACAAACTTCACAACCATCATATAAATCATATGGCTCCCAACCTTCTCTAACATCCTCTTCGTCATATAAATGCATGTAACATGCGTTTCTGTGATCAGTTACAAAAGCTTGAAGTTGTTCTGCCTGCTCTGTTGTTAGTTTAATTTCTTGCATTACTTACTCCTAAGTGGATGTGTTGCCCAAAAGTACTGGCATTTGTCACAGCATGTAACATTGTATGGGCTTGATAACTCTGGCTGAAACTTAGCATAGTACAAAGGATCTTTCTTGAATAGATTAACCTTATGTGTTGTAACAATGCACATTAACATTACATCGCTCTCCATCCAAAATGGAATCTCGTTGCCCCACTTATGACCATGCTCTGCTTCTAATTGTCGTAGGTTAGATTTGTTTTTGTCTGTCTTGATACCACGCCATTCTGCTTCATAGATCATATGACCAATGTATCGGCGTAGCTCACGCTCTGAGCGTTGCCACATAAGTACTGCTGGATGATTGCGCCATGCGCCAGATGGTGATGCGCCTGAAAGAACTTTAAGGATTTGGTATCCCTCTAGTATTTGTTTATTTAATCTCTTATTGTCAAGAGTCTGTGCTGATGCTTCGTAGTCTGAATATGGTAAGAATGTTTGCATTCTATATCTTTCTCTAGTAGGTACATATTAAGTATAGACTATAAAATAGCGGGAAGTCAAGAGCGGTGTGGTGGTGGAACTCTTGACTCCCCTGGCGATCCCAACCAGACTTGAACTGGTGACCTCCTGCTCGACAGGCAGGCGTTCTGACCAACTGAACTATGAGACCTTGGTGGGGCTATTTATACACAGACCCCATGTGTTGTTAAGATTACTTAACTAGAGTTACTTTTGCCTTTGGATTCTTTGCATTCCACTTTTTAGCGAGTGCATTGAAAGCAGCCTTTAGGCTTGCTAGAGCCTTAGCATTATCTGCCTTTAGCTTAACAATTTCTGCATCCTTAGATGCAATTGTTGCTGTTGCTGAGTCAGTTGCAGCCTTTAGGTCTGCTGCTGCCTTTGCTGCTGCTGCAGCAGCGGTAGCGTTTGCTGTTGCAAGTGCTGCTTCGGCTGTTGCCTTTGCTGCAAGTGCTGCATCACGAGCAGCAGATACTGCTGCTAGTTCGCCAGCCAAATCACGGACTGTGATTGACTTTACTGCAGAAGATGTAACTGTGTTAAATCCTGCTACAGTTGCAGCGATTTCGGCTGCTGCTGCTGAAATTACAAGTGTTGTAGTTCCAGTTGTTGGAAGTGTAACCTTGAACTCCTTTGTACCGAAATCGGCCAAAGTAGATCCTGTTACTGCAGTTGTTGTATCAACTGTACCATTTACAACAAGTGCTGACAAAGCTCTTCCAGAAATCTTGTTTCCGAATACGTCTGTCGCTGTTGCTGTAACTGTTACAACGCTTGATGTTGAACCAGAATCATTGCCTGTAAGAGCAACTGTGTTGACCTTACCTGCTGTACCCTGAACATAGAATGTTAGAGTTGTTCCACCATTTTGGACAACTACTGTTCCAATTGCTGTTGTCTTTGTGTAGACATAGAAGGTAGCAGTAGTTCCTGTACCTGTAGCAATTGTCAAAGAGGCTGAGCCTGATGATGCTGTTACTGGTGCTGCAAGTGTGCTTGTAGCGGCAACAATTGTTGCGTTTGTAGCAGTTGCTGTTACTGCTGTTCCTGTGTCAACAGTAGCAACGAAACGAACAACATCGCTGTCGTCAATTACGTTATCTTCTGGGACTGGACGAGCAATTGCATTGCTTGTTGATGTACCTGTGGTTACAGTTGTCCAAGTGGTTACTCCACCTGCTACTGCTCCCGTTGATGTTGCAACTGTCATTGGAGCCGCATGCGCTGGAACTGCAGCAAGTGCTGACATTCCCAATACGGAAGCGACTAGAATTGATAGTTTCTTCATATAGTTTTTTATATCCTTTTCTCTATATAGATTTTTGGACATATCCTTTTGGATATACCGCTGGTCTTCCTGGGATCGAACCAGGGGCCTAGGAGTTAACAGCTCCCCGCTCTGCCTCTGAGCTAAAGACCAATAAAGCCACACAATTAACTATACCCTAATTGCAAGGGTTTTGGCAAGGGTCTTTTATGAGAAATTACTTAGAGTTGTATTTTCCACCACGACGCTTATATTCTGCCACCACCCAAGCATTTGCTACTGCTGAAGGGTATACGTCAAATTTGCGCTTAGCTTCAGCGACTATTCTAGCATACAATTCTTTATTTGCTGGAGATCCTTTTCTTGGTTTAATAATGTTTCCATAGTTTGGCTTTGATGCTTTGGTAATTACTGGACTAAATACTCCACCCCAAGCTAAAGGAGAATCTTCATTTTCTAATACTGCTTCACGCTCTTCTCCAGTAATTGGGTCCGTATCAGTGTCCATTGATTTATCCATAGAACCCTCATTTGCATAAAGAGCTCTTTGCTGTGCTAGTGCTTCTTCTCTTGTTTTATGGCATCCCATAACCTTACCGTCATCTTTTACAACTGGGTATCCTGAACAACCGTTGGATCCTTTTTCTCCAATATTATATGGCATTCTTTTTGCTCCTTTGTTTTGTATGTCTAACTAAATAAGGACCGAGAATAGCCTTTATAGTTCCGTCTTTACGTAGTCTAACAATCATTCCGTTTTTAATTTGAGTAGGATTAAATGCAGTTGCTTTCTTCTTAGGCATTACTTCCCCTCCTCCAAAATTTTTTTTAATTCTTCGTCGATATTATAATTAAATGATTCTTCAAAAGCTTCATCTAACATATCCGCAAGAATGTGTGGCAAGTTAAATATAACTGCCTGCGCTAGCATTGGATCAGAATATCTTATATCTATCTTAATACTGTTATTAGCTTCTAGAGTCATATTTATAGACCCGTCTTCATCTTGATAACCGCTAAGATTAAAGTTTATTCCTTCCACTGCCCCTCGCTTCCTTAGACAATTGTACCAAAATGGGCCCCATATGGCAATCCCTGCTGCACAGGCAGGATTTTGGGAGATGTGTAACTATCCATCCTAAGTAGGCCATATGGGGTGGTGCGCTGTGTAGGACTTGAACCTACGACGACCCGATTATGAGTCGGGGGCTCTAACCAACTGAGCTAACAGCGCTGGCATATATATTACTATACACGCCTATAATGGGTTTGTCTACTCCTGTGCGTTCTTATCAATTTTAGCGAATGCTGAATTGATTTCTGAAGCAGAAAGTTTTCCGTCGTCTAGGAATGCTCGTGCTAATTTTTCAACTACAGTTGCTACTCCAAGAGTACCTGCTAGGATTACAGCCTTCATTGTATCGATACCAACCAATGAACCTGCACCAATTACTGAAAGTCCAGATGCCGCAAATACTGCGACAATTCTCATTAGGATGTTCCAAATATTAGTTACGGCTGATGAACCAATTACTTCTTCTCCAGTTTCTGGATCAGTTACAGTAATATCAATTTCTTTTTTCTTTGCCATATTAGTCCCCCTTTCTGAGCGGGATTGTGATTAACCAGATAGCTGTTGTTATTAATACTGCAATACCAACAATATCTCTGGCAGATCCCGTCAAAGTTAACCATGCTATAAAGAAGCCGAGGAGGGTAAAGGCTTGTGCAATTACTTCAACTCCTGCGTCCTTCAGCCATGTGAAAAAGCCTTTTACGACTTTTTTAATTATCTTCATGTTACCTCCTCATTCCAATCAAAGTGCTAGCAATCTGCGACACAATGACTACTGGAATAATTACTTCCTGTGCTTTTTCTCTCTGATCGTCTGTCATATCCATACCTAACTCAGAGAAATTAGATAGGAGTTCTAGTGGGTCTACATTAAATACCGCCCCAAGTGGGTCTGATAAGAATGCTTCTGTCTGTACTTCAGTAATAGCGTCTGCAAGTGTGTATGGCATTGGTGCGTCTAAGTTATCATTTGCACGATCACCAAATTCTTCTAATGCTTCTGCTACTTCTGGATTAGACTTGGCTAACTCTGCTACTACCGCTAACTCTTTTACAGAAACACCTAGGGATTGAGAAACTACTGCCGCTTGCTCTGGCGTTAATTTAGCTAAAGTGTTAGAATTAGTTAAGTCAGCAATTAAGTTTGCTGTTGCATTATCGATTGGAGCATTCTCTGTTTTACTTGGATTTTCATAAGCATCTTGAGTTGGTTCAGGCTCTGGAGTTGGATCTGTATCCTCTGGCTGAGGTGAAGGCTCTTCAGAAGGCTCTGGTTCAGGCTCAGGTGTTGGGGTGGGATCTACAGTCTCCTCATCTGTGGTATCAGGTGTTGGAGAAGGATTGGTTTCTTCTGGTTCAGTTTGCTCAGGAGTTGGCTCCTCAGTAGGCTCTTGTGTTGGTTCTTCAGTAGGCTCAGATGTTGGTTCTGTTGAAGGTTCTGGTGTTGGATCAACTGTTGGTTGATTTGCTGCTGCATTTGCAGCAGCTTGAGCGATAGCAGCAGAAACTCTTTGCTGTTCTTCAAATTTAAATTGTTCATTATATGAATCCCACGCATCATCTATTGCATTGTTTAAATCAATAATAGATTGATCATAAACTGTCTGTGTATTCTCTTTAGAAGCCAAAGCATTTGTGAGGTTTTGCTGAGCTGTTGTGAGGTTTTGTGTAGCAGTTGTTAGGTTTTGATTTAATATTGTGAGGTTTTGGTTTTGAGTATTATAATAAGCAAGTTTATTATTATAAATTGTTTGCTTAGTTGCCTGATCTGTTACCGCTTGATTATATGCATCTATTTGTGCCTGAGTAGCGCCTGTACCATAAGAAAATGTATTTAGATTACAACTAAATCCTACACCCCAGCCTCCAGTATAATCACATCCTGCTCCTGTCCAACCCCCAGGAATTGCCCATCCAAGATGGTAGTAGCCTGGGCCTCCTCCGTTGTACCACCATATTTCTACGTCTAAAGTTTTGTCTTGGCTTACATTATAAACTGGAGAATATTCACTCCATGATGATCCTTTTTCTACCCACTCATCAATTGCAAGCTGTCCGTCTACATACATTCTAAATCCATCATCTGTATATCCAGCAAAGTAGGTGGTAGTCCAATGAGAAGGAACTGTAATCTTTCCAGTAAATTTAACTATAAAGTTTTCATAATAACCGCATACTGGCGGCTGCATTGAATTTGAATTCCATACTCCAGTACATATAACAGAATCTGGTATTGCTACACCGTTCCATCCTCTCGCAAGATGGTAGACAGTGTATTGTAATCCTGAATTGCCAGCAGATTGAACAACAGATTGTGTGGTTTGAAGATTTATATTTGCTATATCTAAATCATCTTGTGCGTCATTTTTATCTTCTAAAGCCGTAGCAACCGTTACCGTTTGTCCATCTACCGCTAATTGTGCTGCATTTTTCTCTTGCAATGCTGTGGCTTCTGTTGATACCGCTGCATCGTATTGCATGTCTGCTGTATCTCTAGCAAGCTTTGCGGCTACTGCGGCATCATATTTGCTCTCTGCTATATCAATTAATTCTTGGGTTTCTACCTTGTCCGAAAGGTTATTTATTTTGGAATTTAGATCAGTAATTTCTTGAGCCGCTAAAGAAATAGGGTCATCTGCACTGGCCTCCCCCATGAAGAGCCAGCCAAAAGCCAGAAAACACGCTAGTGTTATGCGGTATAGTCTATTAATTTCCAATCTCCCATGTCAGAATGTCTGACAAGTTAATTATACAGGAGAATGAATACTAAATAACTTCCATATTCTCTAGAGCATCAGCTAATTCCTGCGGCATTCTTCTAGGTGGTCTAATTAAATTATCTATCCTATTTTTTTCTTCTTCAAGGTAGTTGTCTCTTACTAATTCACCGTAAGTATGTATCTCAACTTCCCTGTTTTTCTCCCGCTTTGAATGAACAATAGCATTATAAATTGATCCACAAACAGCATCCGCCAAGTCTTTGGATCCTTTTCTAGGGTGATCAACCTTATCTCTCATAATACGAAGCTGAAGTAATTCGTCAATTAAAAGATCAATGCGTGGACCCTTAACTCTTTCTTCCGACACTATCATCGCCATATCTTCGTAGTGTTTCTTAGCAACAGATAGTAGCTCTGTATTCATTCCATATCCTCGCAACTGTTGCATCATGTCATGTGAGTTCCAGCGGTCAAATGTAGTTAGCTTAATATTAAATCCACGTTGTCTCAAAGAAAGTATATAGTCTTTAACATCAGTAAAGTCTACGCTTTTTGATGCAGTAGGCGTCCAAAATCTTACTGCGTCTACTACAACTACAGGTGCCGACTGAGCGTAATCATTTCCCACTTTCATGTTTACCCACTTCTCAACATGAGCCAAAGATACTGCACAATGGTCATGCTTTTGTGCAAGGTCTACGTGTATAAAGTATTCCTTGTCATCTATTGGCTTAAACCATTCTGCAAACCTGCCAGATGAATCTACAGCTAGGTTGGGGTTATTAAATCCTGTTTCTATCTTTTCTCTAGACTTAAAGAAAGCGTCTACTGCATCTGGGGGCATGCAAGCATATCTAGATAAAGAGTCTTCTGGGCTCTTATAAAAGTCAATTTTAAAATCTTCTATGGTTCTTGTAGGGTTAATCTCCCATGTAGGTCTTTTCAATGCAAATACCTTGGGAACTTTATATGCAACTATGTGGTCTTCTTCCCACTGGATGCTAAACTTATTTCCTGGCTCTTCTTCTGGAAGGTCTGGGTTTAATATAAACTCATGTGTTTTTATTACCGTCTCTTTACTTGCGATAGACTCTTCATACTTCTGCTGAATAAAGTCATTCTTAAAACGGGGGAATGAGAGTAGGATTAGCTTACCAAAGTCTGGGAAACGTGATGTAAGAGATGCACGGTACATATCATAGATAGACTGAGCAGTCTTAGCCTGATCGTGTCCCGTTGTATTTTCTAGGGCAAAGCCAGAAATCTCGTCAAGAACAACAACGATTACGTTATATCCTTCCCAAGCTTCTCTTTCTGAGTGGCCTGAATGAACTGTAATACTCTTATCAAACTCAATAGATCCAGCTTTAGGATTATACTTACCAACAAACCATGGCGACTTTTCGATTCTTTGCTTGAATCCCTTAAAGAAAACGTTATTAGCCTGTTGTGCGTTAATAGCAATATTAAGAATGTCTATAGCATCTCCAGGTGGTTTTCCATAATATACCGCTGGATCTTTTAGACATAGGAGAAGATATGTAATATATGCTGCTGCAATTGTTGATGTATAGTCCTTACCAGAACCTTTACCTAATTGAAAGATAACCTCATTACAGGTTTGCTTCCATCTTTTTTCACCCTCTTCTTCACCCAACCACCTTATCAATGTATCTTTTTTGTACACCTGAGTCATTGCTTTGATCATAGTGTATTGATATGTAGATAGTGGTGGCAATCCGAGATAGTCTGTAGATGTAACAAACTCTTCAATAGTTACTGGCTGTTCTTCAAACTCGTCGCCGTCTAGTACATCTAAAAAATCTTTAAAGTCAGCCATTGTTTACTTGAACAACCTCGACTGGCTCTACTACACCAGATATGCGAGAAAGTCTTTGCTTAACCTCTCTCTGACACTTGTCACACTTAGATGTAACATCACGAAGAATTCCCATTAAAACTTCTTGTTTTTCTTCTGCTTCAGCAATTCTAGAGCCCATTTCTGTATTATCAAGAAGCCCTGCCTTCTGTAGCATTTCCATTTGCTTACCTTGTATTTCAGCTACAAGCTTGATGGCTCCTACTTTAGTTCTATAGTCTGCCGCCAGGTCTGCTTGCTCTACTGTCTCCCACGCTTTATTTATAAGCATACTGTAATGCTGATCTGATGCAGTAAGTGCTTCTCTTGCACGTTCTTGAATAGTCTTGTCGTTTTGGGCGTAAGACTTCCATTCCTCCAGAGTTCTTACAACATCAGCCCTCTTTAGCTCAAGCTCCTTGGCTATTTGAGCTGGATTATAACCTTTCAAGCTCATCTCTACGACCTTGTTCATCTGGTCAAAAGGTTTTTCTAGTTCCATTATTTACTCCCATGATCTGTCTTATAAAATCCAGAACCTTTGAATTGAATTCCAAAGTTGTTAAATACTCTTTCCATATCAATATTGCAATCAGCACACCTAGGCTTTACTTCTACTGCCTTAATGCTTCTTTCAATTTCTTCTACGTTAGTGCATTCTGGACATTTATAATCGTACTTTGGCATTAGTCTGGTCTCACGTCCCAGTTTTCATAATGCTCTTTCCAAGTATCTGTTTCATAAAAATCCATCTGGCTTGAAATAAAATCATCACCTTCTGGCAATCTCTTCTGCGTACGAGTACCCTGAATACCATACCATCTGACAAGCTTTTCTCCGCAAGTGTCACAGTTGTATCCTGGATCTTCTTCCTTTATACTTCTAAAATGCGTGTATTGTACTTTACATTTCTTACACTCATATTGATAAGATGGCATTATAACTCCTCATAACAGAAAAAATTTCTTTCTCTAAGTCCTGTATACTAGACTCATTAGATATCACTCTATCAAATTTGTATCCGTCCATTGCAGATTCAGATGAATGGGCATTGATAGGCTTATTATCATTTCTATTAATTCTCCAAACTTCCCCGCCATTTGCCTTAATAAAGTTAGCTTCATTTGGAAATCTTACATCTGTAATAACAAAATTCTTATATATCTCTTCTTCTTTAATTTGCTTGAATACTTGCTTTACCCAGAAGTCTTCTCCAAACATTTCTCTTCCAACCTCTGTGCCAAATACCTGAAGAAGTCTACGAACCTCTGTATTGGCTTTTGTTGGCTCCCAGCCAATCTCTCTTACACTACCAGAAATTCTTTGACCATTACTAAGGATAGGGTCAAGTTTAATTATTGCCTTTCTAATATTATCTGCAAACGCAAGTCTCTTAAACCCATAATTCATTATTAATATTTCTGCAATTGTATCTTTACCCGAACGGGCATAGCCACTAAGTCCAATAATCATTTCTTATCCTTTACCAATGTCAGGTGAACACTAGTCCACTTATATGTTCCATTATCTAATTTAATATGTGGATGAGCAACCTTCTGATATTCTCTATCATGGATTGATCTTTCAAAGTCTATAAACTCCGTATCATCTATATCTTCGTCCAGATAATCTACACAACTCCATTCTATACCATCAAGCCACACTTTGTCTAGTCGATTTTTATCAAATAGCTGGACATTTGCAAACCCGTCGCCTTCTCCAGATATCTTATATTCTGTAGAGATTGCTGCTACCCCTCCTGGCTTTAATACACGATGAGCCTCTTCAATTGCTTTTCTGATAGCCTTTTCATCACCAAAATGCTCTAATGAACTACAGCTAAAAACCGCATCAAATGAGTTGTCTTCATAGGGAAGGTCTGTTCCATCAACATGTTGCCATACCACACGCTTATGATTGTAGTTATTGCTCATGTAAGGCCTAGCATCTACCAATAATTCTTTCTCGTACCAGTGTTGCCAAGATCCACCGTCAAGGTAGATGTCGGTTGCAAATACACGCTTTGCCACATTAGAAAGCATAGATATTGTTTCTTCTTTAGCAACACCAATGCCCAAAATTTCTGCATCTGGGTTAGACGTAATGCCCATCTTTTCAAATGAGACCATAGCCATAGCTATCTCCCAAGTCTTTCTATTCTTGAGCTCGACTCCATCCATGGCTTGCGGGAACTGCTTTGTTCCTAAATAGTTATACTTCTCACACACAGACTTAAAGAACGGATCATCAAAGTCTTTTATATTAGCAACCTTGCTAAGCTTTATCATAGTTTCCTCTGGTTTTTAATAAGGCCATACTTTTCAAGGTATCTCTGGATTGTCATATGGCTACATCCAGCCTCTTTAGCAATTTCAATAATAGTCTTTCTTTGTACTACATATCTTCTATATAGCCAGTCTTTAGATTCGTATAGTTTCATCGTGATGTTAGGTTATTGTAGGCATAGTAGGCGATACCAATTGCATCCCCCACATCATTATCTTCTAAATGAATCTTAAACTTATCATTTACGAAGTCTAATGTCCTTTGCTTCCTAATCTCCCTTATTTTATTTGAATACCAAGTGTCTGATTTGCCTGGAAATTCTAGTCTAAGTTTAACCTTATCTTCTTTTTTAAAGGTCTTGTTACCAATATAATTCTGCCAAGTAGTGGGTATTACGGTTACTACCTTGGTACCGTCACTCATAAGCTGACTAATAATTGATCCATAAACATATGACAATTTAATTACAACATCTGGCGACTGTACAAATACAGCTCCTTCGATAGCAATATAGTCAGATCTTAAATGCTTCTTCATAGCCATAACTTTTTTACGGGCATCATAAATCTTTTCATAGATGTCGTTTCCACGAATGTCTATCTTTCCATGCATAGATAGCTTTCCATCATCAATGATAGCAAATGCTACAGAGTTTGTTGAAGCATCTATCCCAATTACCCTGTGTGCTTTAGGCTTGATTAGATCCGCTAATCCCATTTAACATCTCCAGCAACTCTTTACGCTGCTTATCTTCATCATTCTTATCGCATGTAACACATACGGTCCCATAGTTATATCTACTTAGCTTAGTCTTGCATATAGCACAATGTCTAACTGATCCAAGCTTGATGGCTCTTCTCTCGTAGTACCGCTCCATTGTTCTTTTGTTTGTCGCAAGCCTGCAACATTCATCTGAGCAATACTTTTGATTATGCGTAGCTTTTACAAACTCCTGGTTACACTCATCGTAGGCACATATTAAAGTTTCAGGACTGGTATTAATTTTTCAGTATCCTCCATATCAAAACATGTATTTTTGACTGGGCATTCCTGACAGATCTTATTATTCTTTCTAAACGGCCTAGCTGGTAGATCTCTATCCTCCCAAGCCTTGCGTGTCTCACGCATCCAGTCATAACACATATCAAGAAATTCTCTGTTTGCAGCATTCATCTTTACTGGAATAACTAGCATTTGTTGGTTATCCTTGTTTTCATATAGCAAGAATCCCTCTTCAGCCCCTCGCACATCCATATAAATTAGAATCTGAAGCCTATGATTATCTGAAGGCTTCATTGAGTTCTGTCTAAATAAGAATGCGTTGTCGCTGGTAGTCTTAATTTCTCCAACTACTTCTTGACCTTCCCAGTCTAGAATTACGTCAGCAAATCCCTTGATCGGTGGATCTTCTTTAACAATCTCCTGCTCAATAAACTTGACTGTTCCAGTAGATTTAAATATCTCCTGAATTCTTTCATGCGCTGCAGTTCCATTAGACATGTTAGCAATTGCTATAGCATCAAATGAATTTATAAACTCAGTTCCATCAAATGCAATGTACCAGTATCTTGCACAGTTTCCGTGCCCATATCCAATAGTAGATGGAGAAAATGTAGTCTTCTTCATGAACTTTGGATTATTACTGTTACCAATGTACCCATCTGTTAACATTTTTGCTAACTTCTCTGGGTCAAAGTTTCCTGTGTTCTTCTTAAATTTTAAATTACTTACTAAATCTCTAGCCATTATTTAACACCATATTTAAGAGCGGCCACAAGCTTGTCGATAGAATCGGCAACCGTGTAATACACGTTCTTCTTTTTACTGGCGACTTCTCCTTTTTCCATAGTTGTATAATATCTAGCCAATATAGAAAGCTTGGCTGATATTGCCTGCAACTTAATTATTAGCACCGATGCCGCTGCTGGCGGGATATCTGGTTTTGTTACTACCTTAATTATAGCATCTAAAGCAGTGTCTAATTCTGGGTCTTTCATGAACTCTTTTAGATCATTAAACTCAGTTACTTCGCTAATTTTTTCTAGTATGTTCTCGCTCATGTAAACATCCTTTGAACAATAGCATATCCTATCCAAAGACCTACGATACCCATTAAACCAGCAAATACTGGTGGGGCTGGAATAGGAAGTTTAAATATACTAAATACTCCTCCAACTAAAATACCTGTAATGGTTGTTAAAATTAATTCTCTCATTTGTGATTGTCCTCCCAATATGTTATGAGTTCTTCAAGCATTGCCCACTCTACTATTCCTAGCCTGACCTTAGAGTCTTCTCCGATAATAATCTTTAAACATGGGTGCATGTTTCTATTTACTGCAAATGTGTCAGTGCATATCTTTGCCCAGATATCTTTATTTAATGTGAAAGAAGATTTGGCTTCTTTATAATCTACTACAAAAGAATACCACTTAGCATCGCCTTTCTGGTACTTTCCCCGCCCAGAATTTTTCTGTGCTTTTGCCCCATCTCTTTTTATCTCTCCACGCTCAGACATTACATCCTCGCTTTCGAAATATGATCCTGAGAACACTTCCACTCTAGTTCGCCAGTTCTTTCATCCCATAAAGCCTTTTTTACAACTTCATCACAATCATTACAGCTAAAAGATCCATCTACAGAAACCTTATATGCTGCTCCAGATGGATTCTTTTTTAGCATAAAGTCTTCAAGCCTTGGCATATATCTCAGCCTTTAACTTATCAACTACATCTGGGTTATCTCTAAGGTATTGAACTGCCTTAGCACGACCCTGGAATCTCTCTTCGTTAACTGTATACCATGCTCCACCCTTTTCAATGATGCCAAATTGCTCTGCAACATCTAGGACTTCACCAACTTGATCTACTCCTAAATTCTCGCCTTGAAAGTAGAAGTCATATTGTCCTGAAAGATTAGGGGGGCCGAGTTTGTTGTAATCAATAATCCAGTTAACTGGTCTTCCGACTCTTTGCTCGATAATTTTGTCGCCAACTTTAACACCAGCTTTAATAGCATTTGCTTCAGCTTCAGACGACCAGAGCTTAATGACAGTGGAAGAGAAGAACTTGACAGCCATTCCGCCTGTGGGGATGTGCGAAGCATGCATAGATCCAAACTGATTTCGTTGTTGTGAGATGAGAACAAGTAATGTGTTCTTGTTTGAGTAGTTGAGCATTTTGACTGCATGTGTCATATCCTTTGCTTCTGCACCAATCTGTTTGGTGTCTTCTAGTTTCTTTAGCTCAGTGCTATCTTTTTCAAAGTAAATTGCTGGGAGCAACGCAGAGATAGAATCAACAACAATGATGTCTACTCCTGCTTCCATAAGTTGTGTAGCAACATCAACCATGTCATTAATAGTTTTTGCTGAAGAGTATATTAAGTCGTTTGAGTTAACTCCAAGTTTTTCTGCCCAATCGGTTGAGTAAGAAGCCTCTGCATCAATCCAAGCACAAGTCTTTCCTTCTTTCTGTGCTTCTGCGATCATCTGTAAACAAAACGATGACTTACCTGCTGACTTATTTCCCCAAACTAATATCTGTCGTCCGTGACCCAGGCCGCCCTTGAGCGCCATGTTTAGACCGATGCTTGGTGTTTTTTGTTTTGGTGTTTCCACCTCTAGTGCCGTCTGAACTCTTTGTCTTGTTTTTGGGTCCAGCTTTGACATTATTTCTGTAACTACGCTCATAAAAACTCTCTTCTAATTGTGAGGCAAATGCCTTCATGTCCTTGCTACGCATTGTCGCAAGTTTTCTAATGATATTAAGTATGTCCTCTTCTTGTCCAGATTTTAGGACAAGGATTACTTCGTTATTGGTTCCGAATAAGAAGTAACCATTCATTTTATACTATTATATCATTAAAACTTGTTTCCGTGAAGTGCTGGCCTTTCCATATTCTTCATAATCTTTTTATCCAAAACAAAGTCCAGGGAGTCTTTGATCTGCCCTGTATTTATCATTGCTTGATAAAGATCAACTAATCTAATAATGATATCAGCCATTTCTTCAACAACTTTTTCCCCACCTTGATCTTTTCTTATTGCTTCTAAAACTTCTGTAACTTCAGAATGAACTAGGGCAAGCTTGTTTCCAATTTTGTCATATGTAACTTCACCCTCCCAGAATCCTTTATTCTTCGCTATCAGGTGTACTCGTCTCGCCATCAGGTCTAGACTCATTTTGATCTCCTTCTACTAATGAAATAATAAATGTTTTTTCTTCTTCATTTACTTCTATGAATAAGCTTTTCTTATCTAACTCAGGCGACATATAATCCTCTATCTTAACAGAGACATTACCATTGCTTTGAATTGATGCAAGTAGCAGTCTTACTAGATTGATTTCCAATCCCTCTTCTTGTGTCATTTTATATCCTTAACTACGATGGTTCCATCGTCTGTATTTGTAAAGGTTAGTTCAACCTTTAGCCCTGGCTTCATTTTTCCCAGAGCTCTTGCATACCCATGAGGGAACACAATAGATCTAATTAATTTCTTATTGGCATCAGTTACAATAGTATGTGCCATCATTTTTCCAGCCTTAGTCTTATAATTAGTAAAATCAATTACATAATAGTTATCATCCTTTAAATCAAACTTAGTTGAGTACAAGTAATTGACAAATGGATCCGACCTATCTTCTTTTACAACCTTTTCAATCTCAACAAATCTATGTATTCGATTATCACCTACAAGGAAAAAGTACATCTGTCCTGTTTCAATCTTGGTAGTTTCGCTATCAAATACTCCGACTGATGCTGTCTCATCAACAATTTCTACACGAGACCATCCAGTTCCACGCTTAATAGACTTTACCATAGCCATAAATACAAATGTTCCTAGCTCAGAGAAGTCATCTAGGACACTTACTTGAGATTTAATATGTGGAGTGATACCGCTAATATCAAACTTAGGTATATTTAGATACTCATATAGACTATCTTTCTCCCGCCCAGTTCTAGGGTTATCATCAAACGCTGCGCCACCAATTGCATTAAGGGCATCTATGGCACGGCTATTGATACCACTATTCTTTGCACCAGACTTTGATTTGAGATCAGCGTAGTTCTTGTACGGTCTATTGGCTATAATTTTTTTGCCAATATTTTCCGAAATATATTTTACATTTGCTAATCCAAACCTAATTGCATCCCCCTGTATACTAAAGTCTAAGTCAGACTCATTTACATGTGGAAGCAAAATTTTAATACCCAAACGCTTAGCTTCAATCAGGTAATCAGTACGAGCATCTTTGTCGCCTTCGTTCTTTAGCATGGCGAACATAAACTCAGTCGGATAGTAAAGTTTTAACCAAGCAGTCCAATATGAAAGCAGAGAATAAGCAACAGCGTGGGAACGGTTAAAAGAGTAACCAGCATGAGCTTCGAAAGAATGCCATAAGCCTTCTGCCGCCTCTTTTGATATATGTCGGCTTGCACCAGCAACAAACTTCTCACGGAACTGATCAAACTCCTTCGCATCTTTCTTCTTACCAATAATCTTGCGGACCTTATCAGCCTCTGCCCATGACATGCCACCAAGGTGTACGCAAGCCTGCATAACTTGCTCTTGATAAATAATAACACCGTATGTGTTCTGTGTAAACTCTTTCATAATTGGGTGGATATATGACACGTCCTCATGCAGGTTTTTACGATTAATATAATTTGCACCTACTGTATTCATCGCTCCTGGACGAACAAGGGCATTGGATGCCGCTAGGTCTTCGAACTCGCTGACACCCATTTTTATAAGTAGGTTTGTATAAGGTGTTGCTTCAGCCTGAAACACACCTTTAGTAAATCCTTGAGAAAGCATGTTATATACTTTCTTATCATCTAATTCTAATTCAGAAAGAACAATGCTTTTGCCATGTCTCTTTTGAACCATTTGTAATGTATCTGAAATAACAGAAAGTGTTTTTAGCCCAAGTACGTCTAGCTTAATTAGACCAATATCAGCAACCGTATCCATGTCGTATGCAACAACTGGAACACGTCCGCTAACCTTATCGCTAGGATCTGTACGAGTTTCAATAGGCGCATAGTTATTTAATTCTTTCTTTGCAACAACTACACCCGCAGCATGCATTCCAACTGAGCGAATACGACCACGAAGTTCACGAGCAAGCTTAAGTACCTCTGGATACTTCTGTCTAAACCACTTTGTATTATCTGATTCTTCAAAGTCTTCGAATGTATCTACAACCTTAAGAGCTTTATTTACTTCTCCTAATGGAACCATGAATACACGAGCAGCATCACGAACAACACCCTTATCTTTAAAGTATGTGAAAGTTGAGATAGATGCTACGTTTTTAAACTTCTTGCGTATGTAATCTTTTACTTCTCCACGACGACGGTCTTCAAAGTCTGTGTCAATATCTGGAAAGTCATTACGCTCTTCATTAATAAATCGGAAGAACAGTAGGTCATACTTAATAGGATCAACCTCAGTAATTCCTAGCAAATAACATACTAGGGAGCCTGCAGCAGAACCACGACCTGGACCAACCTTAATGTTTTGAGACTTAGCCCAGTTAATCATGTCTGAGATAACCAAGAAGTATGGGGAGAAGTCTTTCTTACTAATAACCTCTAACTCTTCTTCTAGTCTTAGTTCATAGATATCATTACCTAGCCAGCTAGAAGTTAGTTTCATATCTTCCAGTGCTTTCCAGCAGATATCTCTAACTGTCTTGTCTGGGTCTTCCTTTGGGCGTGGAAGGATATTCAAATCTTGTAAAAATTCATACTCTTGTATAGAGTTTGCAATTTCCATTGTGTTGTCATAAATGTCTGTGCGTGTAATACCTTGTGCATGCATCTGCACTTCAATTTCTTCTCTAGACATTACATATACGTCTAGCTCCTCAAAGCTAATCTTACGGTCTGGGTATAGATAGTTATATCGCTCAAAGATGTTATCTATTTGACGAGACTTCTCAAAGTCCGCCTCTTTGTTAGCCTTTGGAGATGTAGAAAGAATAAGCATTGCTTCTTCCAATGCCCTCTCCTCTTTAGTTGAGAAGTGGCAGTCACCAGTGACAATAGGCTTGATACCAACTTCATCTGCCAACTCTAACAGGAACTTATTAAGTTCAACTGGATTATGTGGCTGAATCTCCATGTAAAAGTTATCGCCAAATGTAGTCTTAAACCATTTGGCAAGCATCTTGGCTTCGTTAATCTCTCCACGCTCATGCGCTTTAGAGATAAGTCCATTCATGCATCCAGAAAGAATGATGAGTCCTTCTTTATACTCCGCTAATATTTCACGGTCAATGCGTGGTTTATGATAGTATCCCTCTGTCCATGCTATCTCAGAAAGTTTGTTTAAATTCTTTAGGCCTTGTTTGTTTTGAGCAAGGAGTATGATGTGGTTAAAAATTGATGTGTTGTCGTCACGCTTACTAGTATCTCGCTTATCGAATCTATCGGTTGCTGAAATATAAGCTTCGATACCCAGGATTGGCTTGATTCCCGTTTCCATTGCAGCCTTTTGCATATCTCTATGACCAGATAATGTTCCATGATCTGTGATTGCAATTGCTGTCTGGCCTAGATTTTTTGCAGCATTCATTAACTCTAATGGTGTATTTAAACCATCCATTACGGAATACTGTGAGTGCACATGCAAATGTGTGAAATTCAAAATCTAACCTTTCTACTTGGAAAGGTGGGGGGCGAACCCCCCACCAACTACTACCACTCTACGTTGCTTGATGAACCTTCAGATGACTCTGATGACTCTTCTGTTTCGCCAAACATATAGAACTTCTCTTGCTCTTCAACAGAGAGTTCCTTAACCGCTACCTTTTCCAATTCATAAAGTTCATACTTTGATGCATCGAACTTTTCTTTATCTTGGCCGAGGGAGATTGCGACATATTCTGTAGAAGTACCTGTACCGCTACGCTTTAGACGCCATGTTAGGTTTGAGATGCTGCCCATTTCGCCAGCATACTCGATGAGTGTTGGGGTAATTGACTTACCACTTGTTCCTTGTGAAAGAATTGCGACATAAGGATCTTCCTTACCGTCGTCAACTAGAACATTGATGTATAGACGTGAGCGAGCTTTCCAGCCTGCCTTATAGTCTTTACGATGTTGGTCACAACCAAAGCAACGACCCTGATCATCTGATGTGCACAGGGCTTTTGATTTATAATTCTTTGGATTTGTGTGTTCGGCTGCGATAAAACCTAGTCCAGCCTTTTCGTTATAATCTGGTGAATCTGGATCCAACTCTTGTAGGAATCGAATCTTTACGCTTTCGCCGTCTGCTAGCTTTACCCAACGAGCTTTTGAACCCTCTGAGTCGCTTGGCTTATCAAGTACGGCATTGATGCTTTTTAGTCCTTTGACAATTGCCATTTTTATATGTTTCCTTTTCTGATATTTGAGTCTATAAATGACTCTGTATTTCTATTATACACCATCTTAGTAGATTTCCCAAGAGGCATATTCATAATTTGGTACTGCTTTTTCAATGCATTGTTTTATTTCTGCATCCGTCATATCACCAATATCTTTAGCTCCATGTGGATACACAACTTGATAATCATAACTAGCCCATAAGATATCTTTATTCTTAAGTCTATTAGCGATTGAATTACCTAGGTCCCGCCCAGGATTCTTTCCATTATGAGTAGCCTTATCATCAAAATCTGTAGCAATAATGATCTTAGTAAAGTATTTATTTAATAATTCATAATTTGTAGGGCTAAGGTGCCCACCTAATGTAGCCACAACGTTTGGATATCCAGCCTGATGAATACGCATGGCATCAAATGATGCTTCTGTAACAATAACAGTTGAAGATAAACGTTTAGCTCTATGAACGTTAAACAAAGTTTTGGTTTTAGGTAGCCCAGTAGAGTTTTTAAACTTCTTTTCTTTTACTCCACGTCCAACAATACCTATTGCCATTCCGTCTGGAGAATGAACTGGAACTGTAACCATATCCATATTCTTTGAGTAACCAACTTGAAAGTATGTAATTGTATCGTCATTGAATCCACGAGAGTGCATATATTCACGGCCCTCTTGCAGTTCATTCATTTCTTTCCAAAGTTTGTCCAAGATGAGCGGATCAAATTGGACAAACTCTGGCTTCTCTTCTAGTACTTCGATGATCTGTTCATCGAAATCTTGTAATGAATCTGTTACACATTTAGATATAAGCCGAAGAGATTCAAACTCATTTCTCTTGGTAACAGTTTTAACTAGCTCAACTAATGAGCCGCTAGAACCACATGATGGGTTAAAGCATAAGAATAATCCAGTAGTCTTAGATACTGAAAGGCTTGGTGTATTTTTATTACCGTGAATTGGGCATAGGCATAGGAAATCGTTACCTGTCTCAGAAACTAGCGAGACAGAGACTGCCTTGAGGACTTTTTTAATTTGCCGTTCGGTATACTGCGTTGAAGCATCTTTCCGTTGGAGCAACCCTCTATTTGCCATGCTTTAGCCTTTCCTACATAAACACCGTGCATTGTGAGCACAAATGACCATATGTTCTCGTCGTTATTATATGATACCGAAAAAGCTGGGTCTATGTCAAGGACTTGTACGTAGCCGTCTCCACGCATGGACTGTATGAGCATTTTCTCATATTGATATCTGAGACGGATCATGTCCGAATCATCTCTAAATATTCCATCAATCTGGAATCTCTTTATTCTTTTGTGGGTCAAACTGTATGCCTATCTACTCGTACAGTTCTTTAATTATACCCCTATCGATATCCCAGTCCAAAAAGAAGCTAAAGTCTCTGCCGTGACGGTTCTTTCTTGAAACCACCTCAATCATGTTAGTGTCTGGGTGGCGGTGAACAGCCATAGCTATATCAGCATCATATTCAATTGCTTTTGACCACGCAACTTGGCTCATCATAGGAGGAGCATCGTGATCGGAAATATCATCCGCTGTTGCTGCCGTAATGTCAATTACAGGGATGTTGTTGGTTACCGCAAGAAGTTTAAACTCACGGGAAATGTTTCGGTTACGTTCAACTTCTGAGTTAGAACGCTTGTTATCATTGAACAACTGATGATAGTCCAGAATAACCAAGTCTGGTCTATGTTGGTCAATCTTACCTTGAACCGTGGCTGGAGTAACCTCATTGGTGCCTTCGTTCGATACTAATATAAACCCACGTTTATCTTTAAATGATTTATTCGCCCAAGAACTGAAGTCGTCTAGATTTATATCACCCTTCTGCAGTTGACTTGCTCTGAATAAACCAGATCCTAGCATCGTATAAATACGGTCACGCATATTCTCTGGAGACATCTCCAAAGATATAATCATCGGCTTAAAGCCTTGTTCCCAAGCCTTACAAGCCAGATATGAGGTCATCCATGTTTTACCACGGCCTGGCCAACCAATAACGACCATAAGGTGCCCAGGAGCCATCCCAGTAGGGTATGCAGCATCTATTGCCTTAAACCCTGTAGGAATACCTGGAGAGCCACCCATGGCCAATGAGCGGTCTCTAACAGATAGATAGTGGTCTGTTGCTGCTTGAATATCTGTAATATCCAAGTCTCTTACGTTATTGGTAAACTTACTTAGCCCTGCTAACTGCATTTGCATTTGTTGCAGAACTCTTGCTGGAGCATTCTCCTTGAGAGAGCTTCCAGAGTTTAATAGAATAGTCTTAATCTTATTGCCAAGAAACTCTGACTTCATCTGCTCTAGATAAAATCCAGTTTCAGCAGATGTTTCTACAGGATCAAAGTCTCTAAACTTATCCTGTAGAACACCTACATCAGGTACCGACCTAAACTTATAATAATAAGATTTTAACCCATCCCAAACATCTTTATGTGATTGGAAAACTTCATCTACGTTATCTGCAAGGAGAACACTAATATCCTTGTTTTTGCATACTGCACTAATTACTGACGCTTCGGTGTTCATCCTTCTCCATTTCTTGAACCATATCTCTGGTTAATTCTCTGAGCTTTTTACGGTGCTCATCATCTTCCGCCCTTTGCTCCATCATTCTATTCATGACGTCAAAGTTATTAAAAAACCACATTATGGGGTGGCCATTTTTACTGGTCTTAAAATAGTATTCAAGAAGCTCCTTGGCCCTATTAAATCCCACAGAGTCAATGACATCCTGCATACCCCACTTTTCTCTATATCGATTTACAACAGGCCTTTTACCATACCTATCAATATAAAGAGTCTCATATAATGAGATTAATGTGTATGAAAGCTTAGGATCAGTTTTTGCTGCCATTTAGTTCCTCAGCTATTTCAGAAGACTTCTCTGTTAGTTTATCTTCTACAAACTTATATACACGGTCAGTTGCTTCATTAACAGACTCGCCTTTTCTAACATAATCTTGTATTCCAATATCTACACGAAGACTCTCAAAGTTGCCGAGGTTCTTAGTAAAACCTAATGTGACTGTAACCTTAGTGTCTTCAGTCATTATCTTCTCCTTCTTGCGGTATTGCAAATCCTAGTGTAGCACGTTTCTTGGGTGCTTGTCCAGAGTCCATCATGTCTCCTAATTCCATCCAGCCTTTGGCCACTGTTAGCATGCCCTCAATGTTTCTTGAATTAATAGCAACCTCTCCAGCTTCTTCTAAATAAATAGCTGCTCTAGAAAAGGCAAGATTAGTGTTGAGACGAATATCTACCATCTCTTCTTCAACTTCTACTTGTTTCTTTTTCTTTTTTGGTGCGGCCTTTTTAGTTGTCATCTGTTACCACTCTGGCTGCTTCCATACTGGTATATAATCTCCATCTTCAGTTTGTTGATAAAGAATAGTTTCATTTTTAATCTTAGCCCTCAGCTCTTGTTTCGTAGGAACATCTTTAGAAGTAATTAGACCATCTTTTCTAGGCCTACCACGATGAAGTGTAGAAAGAAAATCTCTTACATCCATAACATCATCTTCTGATAAAAAGTATTTCACAGGTTTACGCTTTTCGTCAAGGGTATAGGACATCTGTGGTCTTTTAACATGACCCTCTTCAATATACTCTAAAATACGATTACGATGTCTATTTAATAAATCAGCAGTTTCATTAATGGTGTATGCATGCTGAAGACTTTTCTTAGCATCACTCCACGAATAACCCACACGCTTACTTTGGTTATAATTCCAAGCAGTCATCATATCTGATGATCTGTTAACATGAAGCTTCTTGTGAAGCTCCCCGTTTAGGAAAAAGTACCGTAAGCCTGTGCTCTTTCTGCTTCTTTTCTCAGTAGCCATAAAGCGAACTTACTCCCTTGTTTGTGAAAAACCCAACGCTTAGCGCACATCAAACAATATAACTCTAGGTGGTCATATTGAGAGAATACTCTATCAATAAAAACTCTTCCGCCCTTACATCGTTTGCATGTCATCACAGCTTAAATACCTTACCATCTACTACACAAGAGTAGTCTGGTGCCACATGAATCATTTGAACATGTGGGTAATCATTTACGATATGTGCTATCGCAAAACCCTTTTGCCAATCATGGTGCTGTGTATATTTCATACCTGGCCCCTTTTCATCGCACATATGTCCGATTTCGTAGCCACGTAATGTTTCTCCATCTCCATTATTTCTTAACTCATAAGTAACTAAATGAGATGCAATTCTGTGTGAATGTCCACGGATCAATGAGACCTGTAGATCTTCCATATCTTTTCTTACCGAACCTGTAGATGCAATTGAAATTCCATGGTGAACATGTATATCTCCAAAGCGTCGCTTAGGTAACTCATTATAATAGATGTATTCATACCCCAAAGAATCTAAAGACCATAACGATTCTGGCGTTACATCTTTTGCATAGTCTGGAAGCTTTTTGTCTATGTAATCAAAAATTCTAATATCGTGATTTCCAAGTGCTGAAAATAACTGTGCTTCTGGAAGCATCTCACGAGTCCGTGCATAAAAATCTCTTGCACCCTTGGCCTCATGTCGCATCATTGGAACAATTAGATCTGCGCTATCTGTCTTATGTAAATTTAAAAACTCTGCTGATCGGCCTTCTGTATATTTACTGTAGCATGCTTGATCATCTGTGTCTCCAAGATAGTCAACTACATCTGGCTTAAACCATTTCATGACCTTGAACCAAAGCTCAATCATTTTGTCATCTTGGTATGGGAACTGCTGGTCGGATGAAAGCATCCACTTTAAATCATTGCTCATTAAAAGCCTTTCTCGCTCTTATATACTATTCTACTAGTGCCCTGAGTATTCTGTCAAGCACTTTTGTGGGCGTATCTATGTTCTTTTTCAGTGCATGGAAAAAGATTGTTTAAACTATTATTCTCTGTATCTTCATCTATATGATGGATGGTCTCCCAATCATTCAATACTCTTCCTAGGCTTTTCTCTACTACAAGGCGGTGTTCGTAGTACCACCCGCCATCGAATGACTTAGGATGCTCTGGGACCCAGATCACAATATATTTATTTAGTTTTTTAGTTTTACGCTTAGCCCAATTAGAAATTGGCCTATACATATCAATATGTTACTTCGACCTGAATGCTTGCGGTGAAGTATAGTCTGAAATAAGGTGATGTATTTATTTGTTGAGGAGCATTTACTCCAGCCTTATAATCAGTATCTTTATTTGGTGTATAAGAAATAACTTTTCCAGAAGCTTTTACACCAGTCATTTTTGCTCCAGATGCTGAATACCTTGTAGAGGAATCTCCCTTTTTATGGAACATTAAACTTCCTATGCTTACAGTCAAAACCGTAAATCCCTTTACTGGTTTCTTTGTAACAGACTCAACCATAGCCTGAGTAACTTCAAATGACTGAGATTGCCCAGTCTTTCTAAAGTCTGCTGACTTTGTTATACTTAAAGAAATCTGTTCTGTTGACTTTTGGTTTCCGCTTCCATCTGATCCATCTGGATTGTTTCCAGAAACATTTGGCGTTCCAGACGTATTACCTGTTGCTCCACTTACTGTTACTACAGGAGCCTGTACAGCAGGAAGTCTATATATCTGAGCAATCTGTGATGCCAAGAAGTTAACATTCTGAATAAGCTTATTAAGCGTATTAATGTCGATAGGCTCTCCTGGCTCAAACGGCTTCAGGTAATTAATAGTCAATTTATAGGCTCCCCATTTTTATGTAAATCAGCTTCTTTAGCACTTACCTCAATAATATATTCAGGATCTACGCCAAACTTGGTAAAAAAATCTGGTGTAGTTATATGCTGTTTCATACCGTTTACCACTAAATATATTTTACCATTTGATACGTCCTTGATCACACTGCCGTCCCTAAAGGCTAGAACGCCCCCTAGGACGATCTTTGACAGTGACTCTGGACTTCCATACCAAACTTTAAATCCCCAGCTCTTTACAGCCCTTTCGGAGATAATCCTATACTTTTTATTATTCTTAATAAAATAAGTATTCGTACCATCAAATACCGCTACGCCGCTTGGATATACGGTGGGCACTAAGGGTGGGTTTATTAAGTTAGTCTCTGGTCTCTTTTTCTTCCACATTGCTTTTTTCATTAACTAGTTGAGTAATCTCTGCACGATATACAGCAATCTGGGTCTCATAATTTGAGACAATTTCTCCAATTCTTTGTTGGAGGGCTTGTATAACAAGCTCAAGTTTCTTTGGTTGTTCTTCCATTTATTTCTCCTTTGTTTTAGTATATCATTATTAGGAAGGATTGTCTAGACCATGTATGCGATTATATTCTTCAAGGGTGAGCTCCTCGTCCGTCGCAACCTCTGCCCTGGTCCAGCTTGTTTGAAGTTCAGCCCCGCAGGTATCACAATCTGCCGTAGCCGTATCTTTATCTAAATACTTAGGGTGAAGTATTTTATCGTCTATGCAAATTGCACAGAAAAAATTTATCATTATGCGTTCTCCAATATTTCTATTCTAGCCTTAAGGTCTGATATTTCCTGCTTCATGTCTCTAACAATAGGTATAAGCAGGTGTGATAACTCATGTACATCTAAAAGTTGAGTAGGTCTTCCATACATATCTCTTTGCACAAAATACCCCAACCCAGCATCTTCTAGGTCTTCTGCAATAAGCCCCATTCCGTGTGATCCACGAATTTCTTCTAAAACCTCTTCGTCATTTTTATAGACAAAAAATGCTGGGGTCACATCTAATATTCTTTCATAATAATGCTTTGGCATATATGTGATGTTGTCTTTAAATCTTCTTGAAGACGTAGGACCAATTAAACTTGTAATATACTCTAAGTTAACAGCTCTTACAGTATTGCTTACCTCAAAAGCTCTGGCTATTCTCGTAGTATCAATTGATGCTCTAAATACGTTATCTTTTGTATTAATAATCATTCTAGCACTTGTTGTGTCATAACTATTACCAAGTCTTACAGTATAGTAGTAATTGTTAGGATAGTCATTGTCCCAACCCATATATAATTTATTGCTAAAAATAATTCTTGGTTTTACTGAACCACTTGCAGTTAAATCACCTTGTACTGCACCTATCTGAAATCCACCTATTGATCCAGAGGTAGCATTAACGCCTCCAGTAATACTAGCATTTGTAGCAGTTAATGCACCACTAGTACTTACAGAAAATGTTCCATTACCATTATTAATTGCACGACCTGTAAGTGTTCCAGATGTAATATTGTCTGCATTAATTGTTCCAGCATATACATAGGTCGAAACAACGTTATCTGCAAGTACGGTACCAGTTGTTAGAATACCACCATCAATTGTAGTTGCATTTGTAGTATTATTAATCTTTTTAATAATTTCAGATTTACTAAATGTTGATGCTGGTAAGGCGTTGTTGGCCGTATTTAAAGCTGTTGTAGCATTTGAATTAGCAGTATTAGCAGTATTTACTGCTGTAGAAGCATTCGATGCAGCGTTATTTGCTGTTGTTTCTACTGCTGATAGTGCTGTAGTAGTAGCAGCATTTCCGCCTACTACGTTTAAAGTTCCAGTTATTGTGACAGAACCATTAGCTCCTACGCTAAAGTTTGGACCCATATATAGTTGGCCATTTGAATAAAGACCAATAGTCACACCATTTTGATTTTGTGTTGTAATAGATGACGGACCAATTGTCCACCCACCTATTTGACCCCCATCAATTTTTACTTGTCCAGTATTTGAGAATAATGAGAATAATGCAGTTCCACCAGTTGTAGAGTTATATCCAAAAATACCCCCGCTAACAATATCTACACGACCACCAGTACCAGTTGCCCGAACTGTTCCACCATTTAATATAAGATCTGCACCAGAATTAATATTTATATTTGCAGAAAATGTGGAACCCTGTGTTACATTTAGAGATCCCCTTACCGTAAGAGCATTTCCATCCCAGCTTAATTGATCTTTAAGACTAAACTTTCCAAGAGCGTCAAAATAGAATGGGGTTGTAGTTGTATTATATGTTCCAGTTCCATAATAGACGGCAGGAATTGAAGCTGTCCCATCTATTGTTATCTTATTAGCACCAGCGTCATCACCAACAAAAATCTTTCCTAAAATTCCAGTATTTGTTTTTAACCTATCTGCATCAATTGTATTAGCTATTAACTTATCTCCAACTATTGTAGTTGCAGCAATTAGGTCTCCAACAATAGTTCCATTTTCAATAGATGCCTGACCAGATATTTTTCCTGGAGTTGCAGATCCTACTGCGCTCCATGTACCAGCATTACCACTGGCATCTATAGCCCTTACACGAACATAATAAGTAGTTCCAGTTGTAAGACCAGTAAATGATGCCACTGTTCCAGTAATTGTTCTATCTTGTAAAACTGAAGTAAATGCACTTGATGTAGCAAGTTGGAATTGGTAAGTTCCCCTTCCTAGATCAACATCGTTTTCGCTATTCCTATTCCAATATGCAATGATATTGTTGAATCCTGGAACCACTGATAATCCTGTTGGAGCAGCAGGAACTGTTGTATCTCCAGGTATTGTTACAGAAACTGGAGGTGTTGGGACATAGGCACTTGGATTGCTTCCGTCCGTAGCATTAATTTGGAAGTAATAAGTTTGACCAGATCTTAAATTAGATATTCTTTTTGTTGTTTGTCCTTTTTCAAGGAAGTCATATCCGTCCCATACTGTAGCACTTGTGCCATATCGTATGTAATATCCCAAAAGGTCTGTTGATGATGATCCCGTCCAAGATAGCATCACGTAGCCTGTCGAACCACTTGAATCTGTTGTATCAGAAAAAGCTTGAACTGTTAACCCAGATGGAACATTTGGTGGTGTTGTATCAACATCAATTACTCCAGCAGAAACCGAGTCTGATGCTTCTGAAAATGCTGAAACGTTTCCGCTTCTATCCACTCCAGTAAACTTAAATGTAAATGGACCAGTAACTCCTTCTGGGGCTGAATATGTTATTCCTGTGTTTAAGGCTGCAATAGATCCAAACTTTGTGTATGCTCCACCTGTAGAGACATAAACATCAACTCTGTTAAAGTCAATTGGTGTTGAATATAGCGACTCTACCCACTTTACAAATACCCCGCCAATAACAGATGTGACGGTAGGCTTAGATGGAACTGGCGGTGGAGTTTGATCTCCAGTTACTGTGTAATTAAATGCTGCAGACCATTCACCAACTCTGCCATCATTAGCCTTTGCCCTAAACCTAAAACGCCATGTTCCTGGTGTTAAAGCAGATATTTTTTTCTTATACGCCATTAAATATTAAACCCCAGTCTGTACTCAACATCAAATGGGACACCGCCTTCAACTACTAGCGGTGTTGTTAATAATGATCTGCTAACTAAAACTGGTTTGTCAACATTTGAGTACTGATCAAATCTCATTGCATCCATGGTAACCGTTGTTGCCGATGCACCAGAAGAAACTACTACTGATAACTCTTGTGTGTTTTCAATATTAGGATCTCCTACACGAGATAATTGTGCAAAATTTATTGTTACTATATTGTATCCAAGAGAGATGCTTGCTGATGGTATTGAATACTGGAAATAGTTTAAACTGTCTACTGCTAACTTAATTACTATTGAGTTTGGTAATGATCCAGACACATGAAATGCAACCTTAATTTTATCAGAAGATATTAAGTAGTCTAGCGGGGTAGCTCCATACCAAGTAGATTGTTTTACGGAAGAAGACGGAACTACAAATTCTAGCCCAGAATCTCCCACACGAAGCCTTGGAGTTCCCTCTAAATCATTTGAATGAAATGTTACTCCCGCAGAAGTTTCCCAAGATTCGTAGTCTGAATCGAAAGTAGCAAAAATTTCTTGATTGTCATTAATGTCATTTAGATCAGACAAGTTTACGCCACCAGTAGTTGATAAACCTGCTTCATATACTACACCTTTAAATGTAGAAGGAAGAGTAGTTCTAAACACTATCTGTGTTGGTGTTTGTGTATAGTCAACTGTTTTAAATTGAACTGGTGTTGGAAACATTTCAAATCCCACAAACTCATCTGTTGCTACTGGTGTCGAGGTTCCACATCCAAGAATTATTCTTGAGCCATACTCTGAGCTTTGTCTAGATAGGTAATTGATGACCTGCTCTTTGCCATTGTTTGTTACAATATTTTTTGATCTAGCAACCTCTAGTCCATCTTTATAAAAGATATACTCACCTTTAAGAGATTTTGATAAATTCAACGTCATAGTCGTCAGCTCCTTTTACATCAGATATAATTGCAGTAACATTTGCAAGGTAAGTTCCATCCCCAGTAAATGCCCCTTCTTGCTCAAAAAGTACGGAGGTTACAGCACCTAGCTTTTCTTCTGCCTCTTCTCCATCATCTTCCTCTTCTTCAAACTCCCCAAACTTACCACTCTTCTTGTTATCTTCTTTAGATACAGCTAATACGTTACCCTCTACGCCTTCAAACTCTATAGACAAATAGCCAAATGGGTCGGTCTGCGATTTGCCGCCAACGATTTCTACATCTAGGTCGTCTGGGGCAAATAGCTCCTCGTCGCTCTTTACGGTTCTGTTGCCGTAGCTTATTTTCTTATTGGTCATATCACTTCCTGAAGTCTAATATTAGTAGATATTCCATCACTAAAAGATTGACTTATACTAGTAATTATAAACGAATGTGAAGAATAAGACAAGCCTAAATCTGGATAAGATACATCTACCGTATCTCCTAGTTGAAGTAGGGGGTTGGTAAATATCTCTACATCAAGAATAATAGGATCATTAGTCTTTCCTGATTTTACGATGGCTGAATTGGCCTTAATAAATTCGGCTATATCCTTAGCCTGTGATTCTGCCTGTATCCATTCGCTATCTATTTCAAACTTCGAATCATCCCCGCTTGATTTAGATACCGTAGTCTTATATTCTTTAGGCTCAAACTTTTTAAGTGTATATCCCAGTAATTTAGGGTATCCTGCGGCAGCAGTTCCTGGGAATGAGCTAGATATATCTAGTGGCTCATTTGTTTCATTTACTGCAGCAATTTTTGCTCTGAATGAATTTGATTCCAATATTGTTGCACCATATTGAGATACAGATGCACCAGCAGCAATCTTAATCGGAGATCCTGGTGGTTGAGTATAATCAAATTCTGCAATTCTAATTTCTCTAATGTGTGGGTAGAACTCATAGTAGTCATAGTCATTCTCAAGACTGTTCTTGCTTGGAACTCCCATGCTGCCAGCTGCAATTACTTCAGTCATAAATCCTCTAATTGAATCTGCAAAGAAGGATCCATCCTGCAATGTTGATTCATCATTTGCTCCCCAAGCTGCAAACTTTGAGAAGAAAGCTGTACTGTCTCCTCTAACAAAACAACCAGCCATGGTAGTAGGAGCCAGCGGAGTTTTGTCCTCTACTTGCAATACTAATTGCCCCATTATGTAAAGATCAATCCAGTTGGTTCCACCACTCTTTATTCTTACAACTTGCATATCATAATTTTGTTTTTCTACAAATGACACGCTATCTTTATAAATTGTCTCTGCGCCATCTCTTTTTGCTCTTCCAGCTGGTGCGTCAGTAGATCCTAATATCTCCATTGTTCCATCAGACTTAATCTTATAAATCATTATGCTTTTATTCTTATCAGCCTTTTTGTAAGACAAGGTTGTTTCTTCTAGACCCAACTCAATAAAATACCCAGTCTTGTTAGACTCATTAAAATCAAAGAAGATTCCACCTATGCTATCAACATCTCCAACTTTTTCTGTCGGTTCTTGTTTAACAAACATCATGTTTGCTTCAAATCTCTTATAGTTATTCTTTTTAAGATTGACCGATCCTAGCTGTATATAGCTCCTTCTTTCATCTTGCTTTAACTTATCCAAAGAACTGGCCCCAGAATCATTATCTGTGCTTAGTTTTAAAGCTCTATTTCCAAGGTCAAACTTAGGTGTTGCTAGATTTTTTACAGCTGCAGTTCCGCCAATTTTAAATTGCTTTAATGACCAATCTCCATTATCTATAGAGGTTGGATTATGAGCCTTAGCTGTAGTCATAAATTGACCACGCTTAACATTTGTTAATTTTCCGTTATGAATAATTAGATTAATTCCTGGATCTGAATTAACTAATGATTGATACTCTTCCATAGTTGCAATATTTTTTAATTCTTCCCCACGGCCATCTTTATATGTAATTTTAAATTGAGTAGCACCGTAATAAATAATCTCTCCATTTAGATAAAAATACCCAGATAACATTGGTAGACCAAACAACATTTTATATACTGGTTCTTTATTTTTTTCTAGTATTTGATACAACTCTGGCTTCTGAATGTCTATCTCTGTTGCTGTAGCAGATATTGGGTATGCCAATGGCACTGCTCCCAAAACCCACGATTGGTCTGGAGCCCACAAAACAGTAGCATATGTAGAACCTCTAAACATAACAGATTCTTTAGACTTACCAGAACTTGCAAGGTTATAGGATGTTATAAGATCGTTTTGTGTCTCAAATGATCTTCTGGAATATTTTATAGTAAGTGACCCAACTCTTGGTTTTGCAGATTGATTTACGCTAATTATATTTGGAATCAATGTACCGTCTTGGGCATAAGTTAATTTTTGCTCAACAGTTGCTGAATCTAATACTGATTTTCTAGATTTAAATACTGGTCTGCCGTATTCGTCAAAATATAAAACGCATTGGTGCGATATACATAGTTGTTGTAATGCTTCCCAGAATGTTTGTTCCTTATTCATCCAAAATACAGGTACGCTATCTTTATCATCAGCATTGGCATCTAATATTAATTCATTTAATCCTACCCCGTCAAATGCTACACGCATAAGCTTATTTAGAGAATAATTAAATCCAATAACCATGTCTGGGGCTTGAGTTTGTTGAAGAACTTTAGCCATATCATAACAATCTGCTGTAGCACTATCGTTTGCTGATATTGACCATGAGTCAACAAATCCAGTAAATTGTGGTATATCTGTATTGTCTATAACTGAATATATCTTTACACCTACACGCTTATCCATCATTCCATAGTATTTAGCATCCGTCTTTTCATAGCTGAAATTATTAAATGTATTATCAAATACAATTTCTGCTGAATTAGCACTTATTGTGCCAACTGGCAATACTTCGTGATCTTCATATAAAGTTTTATTTATAGACCACGAAACAATATCTTCGCTAATATCTATCTCAAGTCTAGGAGACATTTCTATAATCTCAAGTGGTACGTAGCCAACATTTACTGATTGAACAAGAACTTTTATACCAGTAACAGTTTCTGTATTATAAGAAATACTTGGGGCAGTATGCTTTGTTGTGCTCCAAGATGTGGCACCACGATACAGAATTAATCCACCATTTGTAAGTGGGGTTGTAGATGAGAATGACTCTACCCATGCACCATTTATTCTTAAATAAACTTTATAGGATTGTGGTATACAATGAAATGTCTCAAACTTTAATACTATCTTGTTTACCTTTATATCTCTATCATAAATTGTATAGATAGACTTATTTACCGCTGTTGAGGATTGGCCTTTACGAATATATGCCCAATACTTATATCCGTCGTCTTTAGACACAAAGTAGTTTCTTGCTGCCCCATTTTGATTATATGTTGTATTGCCAGAAGTAGATCCAGCAATTGCTTTTACAATTCCGCCAACCTTTTGGCCATTATGAACAGCATATTCGCTAGGTCTAACTAGGCTTACTACTGATGTTAGTGGATATAGGGACTCATAGTATTTATTATATACAGAAGAAGTTTCTACAATCTTTAAGTCAGACGTGTTGATATCCCACTCATATAGCTTAACATCGTCTATACCCATCTCATTAATTCCTGCTGTAACGTTATAATTCCACTCAAGCCATACTTTCTGTGATGGCTCTAGGTTATGAGATGTGTCTATCTTAGTTTTGATTGCTGGGAAGTTTAACATTAAACCTCCTCTAATGATATGTTCATATTCATCCGTATGTATGGTGTAGTCGCACTTGGATTACGCTTGACTATATCAAACGAGCATGATGAGAAATTAACTAAAAACTCCTGAAACGCATCAGTACCAGTTGTACTGAATTTTTGTACTATCTTAATGTAAAAAGGTTGCTTATTGTTCTTATAGAACTCATATATCTGACTTGCACCCCAACCACCGTCAACGGTATATGTTGATGTGTTTGGCACATCTTCCCAAGAAATATTAAATGTGTGCTTCTGCGCTATTACATTTTTACGCATTGTTCCATTTGCGGTTCTTTGTGATGTAGATATTTCATCAATGCCTACTCCCAATGGTCTACGGTTATGATCGGTTATCTTTGTGTATGAAGTAGCCCCAACTCCCTTTACATAAATAAGGGAATCTTTAAGTCCATTTACTACCCAACTCATATACTCAATCTCCTATCATCAGTGGTTCTCTTGATTGCTGCACCAAGGTCTTTCTTAATTCTAGCAATAATTTCTTCTGGAGAGCAACCTGGATCAGTTATATTAATCTCATTAATGTTAACTCTTACATCCCCCTCATTATAAGGACCAGCATTACGCATATTCTCAAATGCTCTTGGGTCAAGAGTCCTATTGTTAATCTTCTCCATGTTTGCTACGCCGTATTTTGCTACCGCTCTAGCATTCATCATAAACTCTTTATTAGATGCAGCAACATTGATGCTATCAGAAACAGTATTTCCAGCACCAGTTATATAGCCTCCACCATAATAACCACGTATCTTTCCACCCATCCATTTCTTATCTTGCCTAATTAAATCATTCTTTGTTTTATCATATCTATACTTTTCACCAAATATGGTTACAATTTCATTATCTACAAAAGACTCTCCACGACCAGCCAAGTAAGACAATATCTTAGTTTTTTGATCTGCCGAAAGAGCAGTAGCTATTCCTTCGCTTCCTGTTCCCTTTCCATTATCAGCACTTGTAATTCCAACTGCAGCAGCAGTAGTAGTTATATCTCTTGGGCTCTTAGAAGTTCCTGGGCCCCCAACAATTCCACCTATATTTGCTAAGTCAGCCTCTAACTGTCTAAACGAAGCCTTTAGTGTATCCATAGCTTTAGTCAAAGCATCTCCAGAAAGTGCTCCCTTAAACTTAGATTCAAAATTCTTAAATGCTTCGCTTTCTGTAAATTCTTTAAATGATACTGTTACCTTTCCGTCTTTTTGGAATCCTCCCAATACAGTCTTTATAGCATCATCAATATTCTTTTCCATTTCTTTTGCTTTATTAGCAACGTTTCCAACTGCTCCCGCCCCAGCACTATCCAGCGCCTTGAGCTTGTCTTGCAAAGCTTTCTTCTTATCGTCTCTAGCAATTTCTTTTTCAGTTTGTGCCTTTTCTTGCAAGAATCTTGCAGACTCTGCCTGCATTTCTAACTGAGCTCTTAATGCTCCTTCCATATCTCCAGAGCTTAGTGCCCCAAGATAATCTAGAGCTAGGCTTCTGCGCTTCTCTTCATATTTAAGCTGAAGCTCTTTAATCTTATTAATATTCTTTTCTTTACGCTCAATTTCTTCAAGAGCATCTATTTGTGCCTGTATAGCTTTCTTTTGTGCATCAGTATTTGCACTAGATGATCCACCTGCATACATACTGTCTAACGCCGACTTTAGGTCTGATTTAGCTTTATCTAACGCCTGGTTTGCTTGATATAACTCAAAGTAAGCACGAATTCTCATTCCATCAAAATCTTTAATTGCTTCTAGGCTAGGTATAATTCCTTCAATACGCATCTTTAATGCTAACATCTGTGCTTCTGAGTCAACACCATTTTTCTTAAGACCCTCTAGAACCGTCTTGTCTGTTCTAGTCAACCCAGATATTGAATTAGCCACTCCATCTACAGCATCCTGAGTTATTAATCCAGATCCAGCAAGCTCTTTCATTGACTGTGCAAATGTGTCTGCATCTGAGTTAGCCATAGCATTATTAATTGCTTCTATAGCTTGTTTTGTAGCAGTTCCACTTAAAGCAGCGTTCTTTTGTGCAGCGTCTAGTTTTAAATAAGCATTTTGCAAATCAGTTAAATATTTAGCTTGATCTGGGGCAAATCCACTTACATCTAAAGTACTCATTCCGTATCGCTTAGCCATTTCTGGATCTAAGCCAACTGCTGATGCCCCGCCCAATAATGACTGGAATTCAGAACCAGCAAGTACGTCGTTACCTCTGATTCTTTCTAAGTTTCTCTTAAGTGCTCCAGATTGTGATAAGCCAGACTCTCCAGTAAGAAGCATCTTAAGATCTGTTGCAAATCCTTCTTTACCTGCGGCCTTTAGAATAGCAGCCATCATTTGCTTAGCAGTTTCTTCAGAAACTCCAGCAGCAATATAACTTAGATATTGGCTTAGGAAATCATCTTGAACTTCTTTAAAACTATCTGCACCTTTTGTTTTTTCACGTAGTGCTCCTGTCGATGTAGAGGTTGCTGCTTCTAAAGCTGCTGCTGCTAATACTTCTAATGCGCTTGCTGCTTCTTTAGATTTACCAGTTACTTGTGTTAACTGTATGTCTCCAATAGTCTTTAGGCTTAAACCAGCTGCTTTTGCATACTCTTTATCAATTTGATATTGTTTAATACTTAATGCTTGAATATCTGCAAGCTTCTTAAAATGATCTATTGTTAACTTTATAGCAGGAATTAATGCTCCTAGGGCTGCTCCTACTCCCGCACCTACTGGTCCAAACATCATTCCCATTGATGCACCCATCATTGCTCCGCCAGCAATATTTCCTGCAGCACCAGTTTGTGGAACCATAGATGTAGCCATACCTAACCCCATCATTGCCATAGATGAACCTAGTCCCGCCCTACCAGTAAAGATTCCCCTCATTCCATTTTTTGCTCTTCCCAGTAAACCTACTTTAGCGGCTGGACTATCAGCAGCCAACGTTGCTATACCAGCATTTTCAATGTTAATTATTTCTTGAATCTCTTTAACTTTTTCCTGCTCAAGCTGTGATTTCTTGGCTCTTAACTCTGCAATCTTAGCCTTTATCTGTGGATTCTTTACTGCATCTTCAGACAATACTCTACCTGACTCAGTTATAACCTGAACAACTCCATCTACCATCTTAATGGTAGCAGTACCCAGTGATTTAGTTCCAGTCTTTACTTTTATCTCTTCAGCATTCATAACTGCATCAACTTGTGCTGATGCTTGAGCTATTGCCAAAGATAATCTGCCAGTTCTTTCTACGGTTGTTGCTGCTGCGTTCTTTAAAACCCCGCCTTGCATAGCTGCGACCTCTCTCTTTGTTGCCTCAATAACTGCAGCGTCTGCACCGTTATCTTCAAATGCTCTTAATATGCTTGCGTTTGTTTCAGATATAACATCATCATAACTAGTTCCAATTCTTTCTCTAGCTAGTTGTGCTGCGGCTCTAGCTGCTGCGGCAGGGTCTTGAGTTGCTGCAAATTCTTTAGTCCAGGCATCTTTCATTTGATTTGCAAACTTTTCGCCTTCTACTGCGCTTACTTTATAAGCATCATTAATTGCAGTCATGTTTGCAACATGTGTTGCCTGTATCTTTGCATACTCTTCGCTTGTCTGGAAAACTTGCTCTATACCAACATCATACTTACCAGGATCTCTCATTGCAGCACCCATAATTTTTTGTGCTTCTTTGTTTGTTCCTCTAGCAGCGATATCTCCTAGCATGGCTCTCTTTTGCTCTAAAGTTGTTCCAGGAGCAACAATTGTATTTGGCATGCTCTCTGCAAATGCGCCTTGAATCTGTGCTGCTATGCTATCTGCTGGAACAGCAATAACGGGAGCATTTAATGCTTCCAATGGATTATTTATGTTTCCAACTGTTGCAGACCTTCTTCCACCAGAAACTCCAGATACCTTAACTAACTCTTCGTCTGTTAATCCTATGTCTCCCATGATTGCTCTACGTCTAGCTCTATTTAATAAGTGTGATCTTTCTATTCCAGTAGGCCTTACACCGCTTCCCGTTCCAAATTCTGGTTGAGGCAAGAATCTTGATCCACCAAATCCTGGGGCTACTTCTGCTCCAGCAGCATATGTATTTTGTAGCTCTACTAATTCCCTCATTCTAGAAATAAGATTTTGTATTTGCATTGCAGCAGCTTTTGCTGCATCTGCTTCGCTATACATAGCGTTAGCAGCTTTATCTCCAGATAGCTTTACAGCCATCATTTGTTCATCTAATAATTCAAACTTTTTAGTGTTTGTAAATAGTCTGCCTAAGAAGCCTATTGATTTAACAACGTATCCTATAAAGTTTAAGAATACACCAGAAAGCATGATAAGAGGTCCAGCAAGTCCTACTATGGCTCCTATAATTGTTAGTACTGTTTTTGCACCGTCTGGAAGATTATTAAATCCTTCCATTAATTTATTTACTACGCCAATTACCTTTGAGAATATTCCCAAGAATCCTTCTCCAGCTAAAGCTAAATTAGCTTTTAATGTTTCCATTTGTCTTGCAAACTTACCTGATGCTGACTCGGTAAGTGTTGTTAATTCTCGATCAGCAATTGCTGCTAGGTCTGCTGTTGATGCCCCCATTAATTCCATAACTTGCAATGTCTGACTTCCAGATTTTCCTAGATTGTCAAACAGCGCAGACATACGAGCAAACTGGAACTTGCCAAACATCTGCTCAATTGCTTGTGCTCTAGCCAATGGGTTTAGTTGATTTAAGGCATCCTTTAATGCTGAAACAGTTCCAACTAAATCTCCCGCATTATTATTTACTATGCTCAAAACATCTATGCCAAAGCTGTTCATTAAATCTCTAGTTTTTTCTGTTGGATTAATTATAGATGCAAGACCAGACTTCAATGCGTTTGCAGACTCAGAAGCATTAATTCCTCCTTCACGCATAGCTGTAAGGAATAATGCTAAATCTTTAACGTCTCCTCCAAGTTGTCGTACTACTGGACCAGCTTTTGGAATTGCTGTTACCAAGTCATTAAGGCTTGTTGAAGTTTGGTTTTCAACTGCGTTAAGGAAGTTAATAGATTCTGCTAATTCTTTTGTATTTAAATTAAAAGCACTTTGTAATGATAGAGTTGCAGACATAGCCTCTTGTCTGTCTACTTCGCCAAGGATCGCCAGACGTGTTGTTTCTGCTACTGACTCTAATAGTTCGTTACCAGTTTTACCAGTTGCAGCAATATCAGCAGCCAAGCCTATGGTTTCATTTGCTGCTGCTCCGAGAGAAGCTGCTAGTTCTTTTGCAAGGCCTGCGGTCTGCGTTTTAATTCTTTCAATTTCTGTTGTTGTTGCTCCACCAATATCACCATAAACCTTTGCCAAACGTGTAAGTTGCTTATCTGTTTCACGAAATGCATTTGATGCTGTTGCTGCAAAAATAGTTAGAGGTACTGTTAAACCTACTGTTAACTGACGGCCAGCCCACTGGGTGTTTTTACCTAAGTTAATAAGCTCTGTAGAAACACCTTGAATGGATCTTCCAATAATTTTGAACTGCTCTGCACGTAGAGCTTTCATTGTTGATGGGTCAAGTCTATCTAGACCTGTGGGTGTTGACAAAACGTTTCTAGCTTCACCCTGTGGACCAACCGTCGTTGTTAATATAGATCTCTGCAATTTGACCTGCTCTTCAGCAAGTCTTCTGATCATTCCTCTTTGGCCCCGAACTTGTAAATTAAATTCTCGGAAATAATCTTTTAGCTTCAATCTACCTTGGTCTAAGTGCCGACCAAATTCTCTTGTTTCGTTTGCTACGTCTACGAATGTCGAAGACCATAGACGGGTATTACGCATACCCTCAATAAACTGGTTATTTAAGTTATTTAATGAGGCATATGAAGCAGACCCAAGCCCATTAAGTTGTGTTTGAAGCGTAGCAATTTCTGCGTTTGCACGACGAACTTCCCCGATTAAATCGGAAAAGTTGGCATTCGCATTAAAGCTAATTACAACTTGTTGGGCCATATGCTAATTATCCCAGATTTTCGATCCTAGTTCGCCCTAGCATCCCACTCTTCGTACATTAAACCTTGGCCTACGCCAAAGCCTTCTTGTCTTGCGAGTGCACCTTTAAGGTTTGCTACGTCGTTTGTTGCAGGATCGTCTCCCAGTGCTTCCCTCCTAATGTCTTCAAATGTCTTGGCACCTGAAGAATTATTTTCATCTAAGTCTACCCCTTGAAGGGCAGCAAAGAATTTCTTATCTTCGTAGTCTTTTTTATTTGCCTCTTCAAGAGTGTAAATAAGTTCGACTAGAGAAATACTCTCTTCTAATTCTTCGTAGTTTTTCCAAATACCAAGAAGGAAAGCTTGTTTTTCTAAGGCAGCGAGATCAAGATTCTCCCATGTGGTGGAAGACTTGGTTTTATTTGTTAGTTGGTCCCACTCATCTTGGCCGCTGCCGCTATTAAATTTGGGTCGCCTAGCTTAATACCTCCGCAGACCTCCATAATTTTCCAAATAGTCGGAACGTCTAGAGCTTCTTCTAGAGCATCTTTATTGTCTGCCAATTCTGGCAAGCTTTTTCTCAAAGCGATGGCGCTAGCCTCTAGAAAAATATCTATTGCTTCGTCTTCATCTTTTACTGTATCTAATTTTGTAACGACCTTCATAAATTCTTTTAGTCGTTTAATTGGCAGCGGTTTTAATGTTACCTTTCTGCCGTCCTGTAGTTCTACTTCTACAATATCGTATAGCTGGGTAGCCAAAGTGACCTCCTAAATAGTCTTAATTATTATAGCAATAATAATATAAAAAGACAAGACCCCCACCATTTCTGGAGGGGGTCGAGCCAATTTTGGTTAAATTTAGCCGATCAAGCGATCAACGATTCTTCCATATGTGTCGGAATAGCGTGGGTCACCCAAGAGACGGAATGTCACTGGGAAAACTGTAGCTTCGTTACGACGCAATGAGTGTGTTGAAGATTCAACGGAAAGAACACGACGAGCATAGTAAATACGCTCACGGTCTCCACCTGTTGAGGTAGTTGGTGCGTTTCCAACTGCAATGAATTGACGCTCTGTTGGCTCTTCGTTAAGAGCACCTACTGAGAGATCAAGACGGGAGTCAGCTACGCTGTCATAAGACTTAAGATTAGATTCTTTTTCACCAAAGACCACCATAAGGTTACGAAGTGTACCTTCTGTAAGAGTTGTACGAAGCATAACACGCTGTGAAGACTTGAAAAGCTTCGCAACGTCAAGCTGCTGGTCAACTTCTACTTCACCGTATGTTGGTTCATACATAACTTCAAGACCTTCGGATGTAAATCCTACGTCTTTCCATTTTGTTGAGTCCAAAACCTTACCTGATCCTAGGTTAGCATCGCTAACATATGAACCTGTTGGTTGTGGGCTAACTGCGAATGGATCTAGACCATCCTGATATGAGTCAGACCAGTCTGCTGATGTTGAGTCCTTTGCAGAAATAAAAATTCTTGCTGCACCGATAATAATATTACGAACGTTTGTTGCCATTTATTTAATTTCACCTCCTCCTTTTTATAGGATATAAAGTTTTGCGGCATTTCCTCAAATCCAATAATACTTGAACTGGGGTTATTAGGCAAATCTTCCTTCCGTATTTAAATTCCTTGTGTAGGCGTAGACTATTGATATGTCTGCCTCCAGGCGACCAGCCAATTCGTCGGCTGGATCTGGAGAGTTTGCCTCTGTCAGGGAAAAGTATTTATATCTAAAAGGGCTTGTTGGGTTTACCGACTTTACGTAGGTATTCACATTAGCCGCTGATTCATCAAATCTTCTAAATAGGTCTAGCATGATATTCATGATCTCTATTACCTTATCGAAGTCTGGAGCATATATCTTAAATGTTAGTCTTTCTTTACATATAACCCACTCTACATCGTATGACATTGTGTCAAAGTCATAAACTAGGTACGGAGCTTCTGGATTTGATATTAAATTCTTTGTTTCATCTTCTTGTGTTGGAAATATAGGCATCAATCTTTTTCCGCCAACGATTGGGTAGTCTGATTCTACAAGTGCTCCATTATCTTTTAGTTCTTTCCAAAGTATTCCTATGACATCAGATATCGCTGTTTTAGTATAATCAGCCATTTGTTACCTCGTCTGCATACTGATATGCTCTCGTTACTTGTCTAATATGTTTAGATACATTTGATTCTGCTATACGCTTAAATGATCCAACAGAAGCTTTTCCAGATACAGATGCTGGCATTTCTCTACCCGCCAAAGCCTGGGCTGCTTCTATTCTTCCAATTATTCCAGATTCTTGTATATCAACTAACAGTCTTGAACTTGCTAAAAATCTATTTAATGTTTTTCTATAGGATCCCTTGACTTGTTTTCCTCCAGGAGTTTTTACAGTTACATATTTTCCTCTAGGAATAAATACTGGGTCGCCATCTTTTGAATAAAAATGTAATGCCTGTGCGTTTCTAGCAGTAATTCTTACGGGTTGTCCTTTTTCCATAACCTCAGCTTTAAATGTAAATTTGCTTCTTCTTGATCCATATTTGTTTGGCGAAAATGTTTTTGATGGTCTAAATTCAGATGATAGAACAATAGATCCAGATTTATACACCCCATCTATTTTCCACAGTCTTCCTAATGTCTTACCTGTTTGATTCCATTCATATACATGGTGCAAGGATCTTGGGCTTAAACGTGCTTCTGAATCTATAAATTTACCTAAAGATACTTTAGCAATAGTTGTTATAGCCTGACCAATTTCTTTATCTACATCAAATGAGCGTGTGGCAGTAGCAACACCTTCAACATATGCCCCCACGTTTCTCATGGCATCCAAAGCATTAGAGTCAATCTTAAGAGAAGGCACCTTGAATGTCGCTCCTCTGAAGAGTATTCTCATACTCTAGTATTTGACCAAATCCATCCAGTATCGGTGTAGATCCCACAATGTTAAATATTGTAGCTGGACTGTTTAAAACTTCTGCCTCTTCCCATAAAACATTACCCTGCAAATCTTTAATGTTACTTATCTTAGCGTTTCTTGGTAACTTATCAAGTGTCATAACCTTGATGATTTCTTCAATCACATATCTTGAATCTACTGTTTTATCGTTTGACGGAGTTCTTACTCCAGATGAAATAATTGATTTAGCAAGGCATGGTACGGTTTCTGCATAAACCCATTGTCTTTTTACCTGCCCCGTTCCTGTCTGGGCAATTTGAACACGGTAAATATCCATTGTCATGGCATATTTAGCCTCTACTGAATATGACCCAATCATTAGATCACCGCCATGTTTGTAGACTTAAACTCATCTAGGAGTTTGTCTGCGTAGAAGTTACCTGTCCCCCTGAAAGCTAGTTTAGAAAATTCCATATCTGTATCGCCATAAGATACGTTTTGTACAAATCTGGCTCTCCAAATATTATCTTTACCAAAATAGTCTTTCATCAACATGACCATTGCCTGTTGAACTTTTTCTGGCACGAACTTCCATCCGAATACACCAGTAATCTCATATCTGTAACCATTGTAAAAATTACCACGAAGTGGATAAACAATGTCCAGCTTCCCGCCCTCATTGATATCGTCTCCAATAGAAACAATTCTCAAGGAGTGGTTAGTATCTGTAATCTCCACGGGAAAATTAAAACTGTTGGTATTTGCCACTGTATCAATAACAGTCTTACCATTCTCTTTAATAGAAGTGTAGGAAATAATTCTTTCTCCCAAATAAAGCACGTCGGCGTCCTGGCCATATGCATTTATTGTCTTTGTGTACTTTCCAAATTTTACCCCAGTATAGTTTTCTACCATAAAACGAGCAAACTTCTCTGCCTGTTGCATCTCGTGTAAGTGTATGTAATTATTATCTCCCTCTTCACGACCAGCATGCAATCTTGTATAGGCCTCGGAAATAGAAATATATGGAGTTATAACAGAATAGTAATTTGTAGAAGTCATTGGATTTCCATCAATAGAATAGCTCCAGACAGCCTTTAGGGTCTTGTCTGTCATTACATAATTGTCTAGAATCCTAAATGAATAGTGACCTTCATCATTTATTTCAGGGTTAGCAAATCCACTGATGATTAAAACATCAGTATCCCCATCATATATTGATACTGTTGGATTTGAATCCGCTAATCTTAACTCATCCTCTTCATATACATCAAGGTATATGTCCTGGGTGAGACCTGTGTATAACTCCATTAATTAATTAGGAGTAAAACTCCTGTACCTCCTTGGGAGTGGCAAGTCTGAAACCTTCCTGTGTGTCAAAAATCTCCTGTGCGTCCTTCTCGGACATTACGATAAATGGATTTTCTTTTGTAAATGTAAACTCATTTACATCATATCTTGGATTCATTCTTTCCATCTTTACTAAGACCTGTCCACCCTTAAGCTCTGTTAGTGGCTTTGATCCCGTTGTTTTTCTTGGTTCTAAATCTGCTTCTGCTTTTTCTGCATTATTAAAACTATTATACATTTCGTAGCTTACGCCCTCTTCTGCGAGTAGGGCAACTAGGTCTGCCTTATTTTTGGCTGACTGGTGGTCTACCGCAAAATCTTCTGCGACCTTTCGAAGCTCTTCAAGCTTCATATTACTAAAAGACATTTATTCTCCTCTCAGTCTTTTCCTTCTAATTATAGCACCCATATGACTAAAGGGGAACCCCTTTTTGGAGTTCCCCTTTAGACTATTTAGTTTTTAAAGGTTGTTAGGCATTAACTTTTACGTTCTTGACCACAACGAAAGCCTCTGGATTTTCAATTGCACATCCTGTTCTTACGAACATTGTGTATTCAATTGTGTCCTTCTTTGGCTTGAATTCACGGTAAACCTGGATTTCACGCTTGACACCAACAACAAAGTTGTTAGCAAATGTCAAGTGGATATCTCCGTGGTCACCTGTAGCACCTGAGTAATCTCCGTCACGAGTTTCATCGATTAGAGGAACCTCAACGACTGGAATACCAAATGCGAATGGAATTACTCCACCTGGCGCACCTGCTGGTCCGTTTGGATTTCCACGAAGAATTGACGATGCAATGTCTTCTGGAGTTCCACCGTTACCAATGGTTGTCAAGTTATAGAGATAATCCTGCACAAGGTTTGAACCTGTAAAGAAACGTAGTTCATTACGACGTTGCTTGTACTTACGTGGCATAGCCTTGATTGCATTGTTGAATACTGCCTTGCTGATGTTATTACCGCCTGCGTTAACAACGTTAGCTGATTCAAGTGCAAGTGCACGGAATCCCTTAAACGCTGACATTAGGCCTGTACCAGATCCAACGCCGTTGATCAAAAGATCTTCGATGTCGTTACCAGCCTGAGTTGCCATAAGACGTGCAATGTGATCTTCGAGATCTGCACCTTCGATGTTATCTTCTAGTGCTTCGCTTGAAAGTTCCCAGTCAAGACGTAGTTTCTTTGTGGTAAGAGAAATCTTGGAGAATGTAACTGCTGCATTAGCACCTGTTTGGGTAGCTTCTGTAGCAACTGTCATCAATCTAGTACCAACACCTACCTTATCAATGTCGGCAGTGTTAGAACGCATACGAACTGTTCTGGCTGCACGGGCAAGGATTGTAGCATCAAACATGTAATCAATGAAACGGTTTGCCTGCTCTGTGTTGAGAAGACCACCATTTGCTGATCCAACGTTAGTTGTGTCTACTACTTTTTGTAGAATATCGCTCATTTTTTTATTTTTCACCTCCGTTATTTTTATAGATTAGATGTTGCGGACGCTGAGGAAATGCCCGCCCCACTTAGTTGTTGTTTTTTGTATTGTTACATCTGACCCGTCCAGATCAGAAGACTTACGAATCGCAGTATCTTTCTCTACTCCGTCGACCCTCTTTTCGACGCCTGAGATAGTTGACTTAATGTTATTGACAACCTCTGCGAGTTCATTATATTTATTGGTTACTTCAGCAATTTTCTGATCAACCTGTGTAGCAAGGCTTGATACTGCTTCTGCAGTAGCGGTCTTGCTAATTTCTGTTGAGATAAAGCTTTTCATTTCATCAAACATTTTTGCAAAGTCAGTCTCTTCAACTTCAACTTCGGAAATGTCTGCGGCTTCCTCAACAGCAGCAGGAGCTTCTTCGGCTTCTGCTTTCGGTGCCTCTTCGGTTGCTGGTGCTTCTGGAGCATCAGCTGACTTGGCGAGGTCCGTTTCTGTGACTTCTTCAACTTGAGCAACTTGCTCAGTTGTAGTCTCTTCAACGGTGTTTGTTGTATCTTCTGCCACAGTAACACCTCCTTCTGTGTTTTGATTTGTTTCAACCTGTTTTGCAAAATCAGGTTGTACCTTAGACTGCTTGTATGCGTCAAGGATTCTTTCGATTTCTGCAGACTTATTTGTATCTGCTGTTTCTACCCAACCGATCATTTCAAGATTCTTGTTTGTAGTTGGTGATGTAAATTCTGATTCTGTTGACAAATAAACTTCGTCTGTATCTTTATCGTAAAAAACATTTTCTACCTGTACTTCTGTTGCAATTCCTTTAAATACAGTTCCGTCAACTGTCTTTTCAATAGAAACAATATTTGATAATTGATTTGCTGGATTGTCTACCAATGAAAGTTCTGTTAGATCATATTCTTTAATTACACGAATTGATTTTTCTAGTGTTGGATTATATTCATCAACGGCCTTTGTAATATTCCCGCCGATTGAGAAACCTGATAGTGTGCCGTCAAGAACTTTTTCCCAAGTGTCTTGTGCGCCCTTTGATACGTAAGCATTAACAAACACTCCGCTGTATTCTTTTCCTGATGACTTGTCAAATAATTTTTCTTTACGGAAAGATACCATCTTACCTACTGCAAGAGGTTGGTGCATTTCACGAATATTCCCACGGAATCTTTCGAATGCTTTAGCAGAAGCGTCTGAAGAAACAATGTCTCCATGCTGATCAATATTGTCTAGTGTGGCGAATCCTGATACAATTCTTTTTTCCCTATCGATTTTTGCGATAGGCATCGAGAGGCGGAGAGTGTCTCCGTCAGAATGCCAGTTTGCCTTTTTTATTTCCATAGCAACACTAATTTTATCAACTATTTGTTAGTAATGCAAAATCAGGGCGTAATTCGACCTTCACCTTGAGGATTTCTTGCTTCACCGTTAGAGTCAGAAGCATTTGATGTTCTTTCTTGATCTCTTCTTCGGTTTCCAGTTCCCCTCGCAGTTTGGTCAGAAGCCTGCTGTCCCGTTAGGACAACTGGCTCATCGCCACCTGGTAGACCAGGCATTCCGAGTCTTGCACGAACTTCATTAGGCACAATGGTCTTCATTCGTAGGTATCTCTCATCAATCTTGGACTGAGTGTCCTCGTCTGTGAGTGTAAGTTCATTAAACTTCAAAACAAAGGCATCTGTAAATTCTGCAATTAGACGATTTAATTTCTTTTCTAGATTTCTTTGGGCTGGTCTAGCAACCTGCTCCTTAAATGTCTTATCTGCATCTTTAGCTGCTGCAAGAGAAACGCCCTCTGGTAGACCCAGTTTTGATATTGGGGTTCTATGTGCAATTAAAATTTCATCTCTATTTGATTGACGATATTTATTGAATGATGAATCTTGTACGTCTGCCTCAACAGCTTCCATCTTAAACTCAACCTTATTTCCTTCATCGTCTGCTGGAAGAGGAATGTAAATTGATCTATGGTTTTTGCCCTTTAGATTAGTCTGGAAGAACTCAAGCAATTTGCGCTCTGCTTCACGGCTAAGAGTTGCACCCTTTACTGTGATTATATATCTTGGAACAGCCTTGTTCTCAAAATAATCTAAATTAAATCTTGAGGCAAATTCATCTCCCGCTAGGGCAGTCTTTGCTGGAATAATATCTGGCACACCATAGTATCCATTTGTTGGTGTGTACTTCTTAATGTGAATAACTTCATTAGGACGAGCATCGTCTCCAATTGGATTAGGTGTCGAATCATCTTGGAAATTACGGAAGAATACTACTTTATTTCCGATTACCTGAACAAATCCATCTCTGTCCTTACGAACACGCATGGATGTTGCTGGAATATGTCCAACGAAACCAATCTCTCCATTTACCTTTCGGCCAACTTCGATATAACCATTACCAGTTGCTTCAAAATCTAGGTATACCTTTGTTAGTGTCTCTGTAAATGTATCCTCTTGGTTCATTGACTCAAGTAAGTCGTAAAGGTCTTCCCTCATCCGCTCTAACTTAGCACGGAATCTTTGTAGGCTTTCTGGAGTATCAGAAAGATCTGCAATCTTCTCCTTTGTTGCACGAGTGTGGGAAAAATCATATCCCAAACCAACAATGTTTGCTGCCTTAGCATTACATGCTGCAAAGTGTGGTGATGATACCTCGTAAATTTTAGCTAGGTAATCTAGGTTGTATGGTGGGGTGATAACATCAAGGATGTCATAGCCCATGAGAACTTCTTGCTCATACTTTTTAGATCTTGCTTGTCCGTCTGCGCCCTGTTGGAACTTCTGGATTAATCTTGTGTTCTTTCTTTTAAAGTTAGGAGAGAAGCCACGATATTTAGATAGGTCCTCTGCCTTTACATAAAACGGATCTGACTCTTCTGCTGGTCTTTCTGTAAAGAAATCTCCAGACAATACCGCAGATACTTCGTTTAAATTATCTTCTATTGCGTCTGACATTAGTCGTTCCTCAAATTCTTTAGACTATCTTTATACTCGCCAATATCCAATGGATCTGGTGTGAGTCCCCACTTTAATCTCTGTTGCTGCTCTTCGTATTCTTCGTCGTTAATCTTTCTTTGTCCCGACAAAAATACTGCCTGGCCTGTTTGAATTCCATAACCTTTGATAGCTTCGGTAAGAGCGTTAATTCTATTTTGGTCTCCCTTAAATGCAGAAATTGATAAATAGTTACCATTATCATCTCCCACCCAGCGTCCGTCTGGCATTTGCCACACATAAACCCCCAATCGGGTTTCTTCAACAACAGATGTTTTAATTGATTTCATATAGTAATGATACCATCTTTTATTGCAAATAGCCAGAGTTTGTAATAGAATGTGCCAAAACTATGCTCTTTGCCAAGCAACTCGGTACGGGGTAAGGCCATAATCAATTATATTAAACGAAATTTGCTCCTCGCCCAAGCTTTCTTGAGGGTATCCCACTAGAACTTCGTACTCTGTTTCAGCGTCAAATTGGTCTAGGGTATACGCAGCCATAGCAAATAGGCCAAGAGTAATGTCCGTTTGATTTGCTCCCGCATCATCTGAGCCTACATATATACTGGAGCCAGCATTAATCTTTGAAGTCGATGTTAATACAACATGAACCCAATCGTTTATCATTGCCTGATTGTTAAATGATTCTTGTCCATTCACATACATCTTAGAAAATCCTGGATATTGCCATGCCGTTCCATCCCAATATAAAGACTTAGATCCAGACTCTAAAATATACTTATTAGCAGACAGTGGCTCATTTATTTTAAATACTATAGATATTGATTTGGTTCCGTTAAATCCACCAGAATCATAATTACTGGACTGAGACGGGATTGTTAAATATGAGTTCCCAGATAATCTAATACCAGACTGATCTAGTCTATCCAATACCTCGACATCATCATCAAATATAATCGCATTATCTATATTTACTATTGTTGCAGATTCATTTGTATTATCTGAAACCACCCGCTTCATTCCTTGGGTATATGCATATAGACCAATGTTTGACAAGATTGGTAGATCGTCTTCGGAGTCATTAGTAAATAATGTAGCTTTTATATTATATTCCGTTACCTGATTTGCAGGGTTATCTACCAGAGTAGGCATAGAAGCCATTCTAGGCCATTGTAAGCCGTTATTATAGGTAACTGATACATTTGATGAGGAAGTTGTATAAAAGGCCAGAGAACCGCTGTAATCGACAGCAGGCAATGTTATAAGGCCTTCTATCTTTCCATATTGAGACCATTTAAGATTGTTATTCATCTTGAGAATGAATGTTGCTTCTTCATTATATAATGTGTAATCAGTTAAGCTTTCATTCTGAATTCCTGACTTAATTGCTATCCAAGTTACTGGGCATACGGAATATAAGTCATTTACTTTTCCTACATATAAATCTGTTATTGTCTGCAAGTAGTCTACGGATGTAAATATACTTGATCCATTTAGGTATACCTTAAGAGAGCCCACTTTATTTTCTATGAGGATTTCGTTCCATCCCGCCGCAGGGCTTGTTGTAGTTGTGGTGTCAACACCATTTAGACTGAAAACAAAATCATCTGAGGTATTTACTCTAATATTAAAGCTCTGGCTTGACTGAAAATTATACATTGATACTAGACCCTTTTCTGGTGCTAGTGGGTTATGATAAAAGCTTACGGATACTGCTGTACCGCTTTCGGTTAATCTTATAACTGTTGACAGGTCAAGGTAGGCCCCAGCACCCAAAGACAAGCAGTTTCTAGCATCTACTACAGACTGAGTTCCAGTACCACCAGACACTGTAGCGTGTGATATGTATCTTAAAGATACTTGATTGCTTGAATTAACAAGAGCATTATCGAAATCAAATCCAGTCCAGTTATTAGCAAACTTATAGGCTAACAAGCAGTCTTTGTTGCTTGGAACATAATAGACCTGAGAGTTTGCGTTGTAGTATCTATCTTTAAGAATTGTTTTTCTTGACAAGTTCATGTGTTCTGTTGCACGAACGTAATCTAATACATAACCGTATAATGCCACCCCATCTACCGTTATATCATAAGTGTCAGAGCCATATGTTCTCATAGCTCCTGGGTTTTGGCTAAACTGAAATATTTCAGATAAATCTGCAGATGATTTTGTTGATACATTTACTCCATTTACAATTAAAGATATTCCATTAGATGAATAGTTGGCAACAATGTGATATCTTCTTTTCCAGTCTGGAACCTGATAAGAAACATAATAATTTATTAATGGGTCTGGCCTAAAATAAATCTTGTTTTTATAAACATAAACTCCATAAGGAGCTAATACTGTTGCATTTAATATTTGATCGTATGTCTCAAATGCCGCCAAGACATCTGAGTATGTGTCGTAGTCGTCAATTAAATCAGTATATGTCTGTATCAAAGAGTTCTCTGATGTTTGTAAGCTGGCTTTGTTTCCAAACAATACAATTTCTTCAGAGATAGAAAGAGAGTCTTCATTTAATTTAAAATAAAGTTCTACGCTAAATGATTGATTGCTTTTTCCTTTTGTCCATAGGCTACCGTCGATCCATGACTGTCCCGACCCTGAAGCACCTGGTATTGGATAATAAATGCTAGCAGTAGAATCTGTTAGTCTAGTACCATAAATACCATTGGCTACCAATGGTATTGCTTCATCGAATATCGATCCAGTATATGCGCCATTAGAACCACTGCCTGTGGCTTCTCTAGCTATACCAGTCGTAACGTCGTCATCTAAAGGCCAAAAAGACAGCGGGTTCTGAGATATAATTACTTCTCTGTAACCCATAATATTCCCTACTACTAAGCTAGAACAGCTGTTATTTGAGCTTGCTTTTCTGCAATTGAAGCATTGAGCTCAGCAACTTTATCTGAGTCAGGAGATGTCTTTGCATTTTCTGCAATTTTTTCTACCTCAAGTGCGTACATTTGGTATTCAAGACTTCTTGCAGCCGCCTCTTGGATAGCTGTCTTTTCGTCTTCAGTTAGTTTTGTATATGTTGGCATTTTTCCTCCTTTCCAAATTATATCAGTATATTATAAATCTGACAATAGGTCTTGGCACACCTGCTTTTTTAATATAGCATCGTCCAGTATTAACCTATTTGATTGTTTATCAGGTCCAACCACATCTGCGTATGGGGTGAGCCTTTCTATTAAATCTTCTAGTCTCTGTATTTCAGATGACAAGAATTCTATTTTGTCGCTTGTATTTATCATTGCCATGCAGTATAACCTGAGTAGGAAGAAGTTCCTGCTGAGTTTTTTGCCCTTGCCCTCCATCTAGCATAAGAATAAGTTGAGCTATTTCTTGTAACAGTTTGAGTTCCACTACCACTTACGCTACCAGAAGCAGAAGCTTCTACTGTAGCAGTATTAGAGTCAGAAAGTTGCAGATCCCAGTCATAACCAGTTGGTGTTCCACCAGAACCTTGGTTAATTGTAAGTGTCCAAGTATAGAATCCGTTTATGTAACCGTCATAATTATTTGATACAGAAGGTACTCCAGGTGTTGTTACGGCTGATGTTGTTGCTGCAGTAACTGGACCTGACCACCCCGATGTTCCACCAGGGCCTATAGCCCTAACCCAAACGTACCATGTCGTTCCAGATGCTAAGCCGCTAATTGTTTTAGTTGTTCCAGATTGATTAAAATCTGCATAGCTTGGGGTTCCAACGTTGTAACTGTTATAGTAAATATCATACGAAGTAGTATTATCCATTGGATTCCAAGATGCTGTTATTGAAGATGTTCCTCCAGATGATGCACTTAATCCACTAGGAGCATTTGGTGCTGGTACTGGATATGTTCCAGAACTTGTTCCAGTTCCGCTAGTAGCATCAGATAAGCTAACGCTGCTCGATCCAGATAAGGTTCCATTTAATGATGCCCCTGTTGTATAAGCAGTAACCGAAGAAACAGATATATTTGTTCCAGAAAGAGTTAATGAGTTTCCTGTTACTTGCTGGCTGCCAGAAGAACCATCTATAACATAGCTAACAATATAATAAGAGGCCCCACTAGATGTTCCCCAAGATATAAGTGCTTGTTTACTAGTATTTACTGCATACACTCCAACAGAGTATGAGTATCCTGGAGTAGCTGGCCAGTTATCATTTGTTACATATCTATTATTAGATTGAAATCCTTCTGGACCTCCGCTCATATAAGAATAATAATAAGTAGCATTAGAAGTAGCATTCCATGTATAAGATGCACGGTTTCCGCTAAAAGATATTGCAGAAACTGATGGTGTACCAGGAGTTGCTGTAGCATTTGATATGCTATAAGTAAAAGCACTTAAAGTTGTAATTGTTGCAGTTGTGCTATATGTATATCCAGATCTTTTATCTGAAGTTGCTACAGAATACTGTACTGCATAACCCTGATAATTTGTAGATCTTGGGGCAATTGTATAAAAAGTTGTAGACGAGTTAGCATTAGGATAAACTTCAGTTATTATTTGACCAACGGAATATCCAGCTGCAGAAACATTTTTCCAGGGAGATCCAGCTCCAAAAGTACCAACCCAAATATCATAGGAAGAAGCTCCAACTACATGCTGCCAAGATAAGGTTACTTGTCTAGATGTATTTACCGATCTTATTCCTACCTGTACATTTCCAGCAGAACCAGTTCCAGAATATGTTCTGTTTATCTGGTCAAAGGTGGATATGGATCCATTGCTAGTTGTATACTCATAAGCTGTTACTGGAGATCCCGCTGTCCATGAACCTGAATAAGTTCCTGTTCCAGTAGTTATACTTACAGATCCAGGAGCACTAGGTGTAACTGTAGAATCAGTAACTGATGCTGACAGAAGAGATGGCAACTCTAAAGCTCCAGTAGAAACAGTAATTGGAGTTTGACCCCTATTGTTTGTTGCTGTTATGGTTACTGAAATAATTTTTTCAACATCATCTCCAGTTGTTGTATATGTTTGAGATGTTGCACCAGGTATGTTTACAGAATTTCTTTTCCATTGATAAGAGTAAGAAGTTGGATTATATGCATCCTCGTTTCTCCAGGTGCCAGGATTTATAAAATATGTTGAGCCTAGTCTACTTATAGATCCAGAAGTAGCAACAATAGTTGGGGTTACAATAATAGATGGGTATTCTGGATAATTTATCTTCCATGAGGATCCGTTCCAAATCCATCCCCTTACAGCTTTTTTAAATGTGGCATTATTATAAACATTTAATTTTATTGCTTGCTTAAAATCTGAACCATTGTATATTTTTAAAGCCATGGTTAAGCCTCATGCTGTATGTATATGTCGCCAGCAACTAGATTAGAAACTGGTTGTGTTCCACTGCTATTGTAATAAACTTTATTAGCATTTCCAGGAGTTGTTCCATTAGAATATGCCGATGTTGTTATTTGTGCCCATGAAGCTGTGGTGCCATTTGTTGTTAAGAAATATCCTGAATATCCAATTTGATCTGGAAGACCGCTTACTGTAGCAGATCCTCCAAGAGTAACGTTATTTCCATTAATTGTTATGTAGTTATATTCCAGTTCGCTGTTTAAAACTGTTGCTGTGCTTGTCAAAATACCAGATGAATTTGTCTTTACAAATCCAGATACTACAAGCGGTGTTGTTATTGAGCCAGTAAATATTGGAGACTCTGATGGAGCACGAGTATCTATCTGATCTTGTAAGTTACTTTTAGCATTATCTAGATATGATATCTCTGTATCGGTAATATTTGCTACCGCATTTTGTAATTTTACCCATGTACCACCGTGGGCAAAACTCATAGTCCCATCTTGATGAGAGTGTGCTAGTGCACCATGATATGTTGAAGCACTTGGAAACTCTGTCTGATTGTTGTAATAAAAAGGAATTATATTTGAAACAGCTGGTGCTGTAATTGCACCTGTATCAGATATAGTTACAAGAGAGTTTTGCAAAAGCTTTCCAGTTGTAGCATCAAATCTTACTATTGCATTATCTGTTGAAGAAGCTGGACCTACTACATCTCCTAAGCCGCCGCCTGTTGATGTTACCGTTGCCCATGAAACGCTTGTTCCATCTGTAGTTAAATACTTACCAGAATTTCCTGTTTGTGATGGATAAACTCCGCTTAATGTTGCTCCAGTAAAATTAACATTTCCAGTAAATGTTGGAGAAGCTAATGGTGCCTTTAAATCTAAAGCAGACTGAGTAGCAGTAGATATTGGCTTATTAGCATCTGATGTATTATCGACATTTGCTAACCCAACCATTCCTTTTGTAACACCAGAAACTGTTCCTGTAAATGTTGGATTATTCAATGGAGCTTTTGCTGCCAAAGAGTTTGTTACGGTTGTGGCAAATGATGCGTCTCCGCCTAATGCGTCTGATAATTCTTTTAATGTATTTAAGGCTGCTGGAGCAGAATTTACAAGATTGGATATTGCTGTATCTGTATATATGTTTGCTGCTGATTGTGCTGCCGCCGCAGATCCATCTGCGTCATACAGAATGTCTGCTTCTGATTGGGTTAAATATTGTGGATGTGGGTCTGCTGCTGCCAGGTGTCCAGAAAGATCTCCACCAGTAGCACTAATTGTAATTGTGTCTGTAAGTGGATCTGTTGTAATTGTAACATTGCTTCCAGCGGTAAGATTAAGAGTATCAACTGTAGAGTCTGCAGATACTGTAGTCTGACCTGAAACTGCTATGTTAGAAAATGTATTTGGAACTACCGTTCCTACTGCTGCAACGTTTGCCCATTTGGTTCCTGTTGCAGTTGTGGAGTCGGAAACCAAAACATAATCGTTAGTTCCTGGAGTAATAATAGAAACACCGCCAGCGGTACCAATCGGGATAGCTCCCTTTACTCCGCTAATTGCTGATGTATTTAAATAATCTGTATGGACATGTGATAACCCTGAATAAAGGGTATCATGTGTATGGGTGTTTTGAGAATATCCTGCAAGGTCTGAGGGCTCTAGATATTCTGTATGGGTATGTGTTGTATTTGCATAAACCCCCTCATGTGTGTGAGTGGTTGTAGCGTAAACGCCATTATGAGTATGGGTAGTCTGTGAATAATTATTTAAACTAGTATCTACTGCTTGTGCGAGTAATTGAATGTCCTGTGGGACATTTGGGTCATCAGACGAGGTGGGATATGGGAATCCCTTACTGGTATTTGGCATTTATTCTCCTTGGTCTATTATACCAATTATAAGTGCTAAAGGCTAGAAATTAATTGTTAAGCATTTATGCTTTTACTCTTAAGATATCTAACTATAACCAGACCTTTACCGCCTGCGCCGCCTCCTCCTGTTGGATATCCGCCACCACCGCCTCCTGAACCAGTGTTTGCAATCGCATTTCCACCTCTAACACTTTGACCACCAGTAGATGTTCCACCACCGCCTAATCCAGGCTGGCCTGGAGTTGAACCATTTGAGTATTGATAAGATGCTCCAGCGCCACCTGCGCCAATATATCCACCAGAAGTTGCTGATTGCCAAGCACTTGGCATGAGCGGATTAATTATAGATAACCATGAAGAAATAGCTGTTGTTCCATTTCCTCCATTTCCAGCAGTTGTTCCACCAGTTATATCCTGACCTTGAGCGCCTGTTCCACCGCCGCCTGTACCAAGATAAGGTCCTCTACCGAAAGAATTTCCTCCTCTATTTGCATAAACTGTTGTTCCAGATTGAGATTGTTGTGTTGTTGCCCCACCAGTCATAGTTCCACTCGTTTCAGAAGAACCAGCTCCTCCTCCACATCCTCCTGGTCTACCGTTGTATAAATTATTATAAGCCCCTCCACCACCGCCGCCAAGTGCTGTTATGCCAAAAACACTAGATGAAGATCCGTCTAATCCTTGAATGCTATCGGCTGCGGTATTTTGTGAAGCTCCATCTCCAACTACTACTGAATAAGATCCTGGCTCAACATTTTTATTAGAAACAACAACCAGAGCTCCAGATCCACCTCCGCCACCAAATGAAGATCCGCCTCCACCGCCTCCTCCAAGAATTATTGCATCAACATCTGCTGGTCCTCCAGTAATACTAAGTGTTGCAGAATCTGTAAACAATCTATAAAAATATGTTGCATCTGAAGTTATTAGAGTTCCACCTGAAAAAACTGGTACTGCTGATGTTAAACTAAATGTTCTAGGAACGGTATTTGTGCCATCCGATGCATTGATTGTAAATGTATATGTTGTAGTAGAAGCAATATCAGGCAGTGTTCCAGATATGACACCAGTTGTACTATTTAAAGTAATTCCATTTGGTAAAGAAGATCCGCTTGCTAGGTTGTAGGTTACTGCAACAGACTCTGGATCTGTTACGGAAAGAGCCGATAACGTAATATTTGTTTGTTCGGTAAAAGTTCCTAAAGATCCTGCTGGAGTTTGCCATGCTGGACTTTGATTTACATTGAATGCGTCTGGGGCTAAGCCGAAAAGATTTGATGTATTTGTAACTTTAACATCATAAGGATCATTTAAATAAGATAGTCCACTAAATGTTGCTGTTATTGAAACAATAGAGTTTACAGTTGTTGAAGAAGCTTGAACCTCCACTCCATTTGATCCTATTACTGAAGCTATTGCTCCTGTTGTAAAATTTGTTCCTGATATATTTAATGTAGCTGCTCCAACTTGTCCAAGTATTGCTGTTACTGATGCTATTCCTGGTGTTTCTGCCACAATATTTTGCCACCCCGTAGATGTATAAAGCTCAAGACGTTTTTCTTCACCGTTTGAATAAAGCTTTCCAATACCTGGATTAGCTGGACGACCAGCATTATTACCATATGGAATTCCTCCACCAGTAATATCTGAGAATTTAATTGTCATCCTAGTCTCCATCCAAGAGTCGAACCAGTATATATTAATACCGCCGCTGCTTTATCTACGTCAATTATAGCATTTTCTGCTACCCCGTTAATATTTTTATTATTACGGTTAATAGTAATGTTATGTGTTCCCGCCGTTCCAGATGCATCAAAGATCTGAACTTCGTCTCCTAAAGACGGGTTAGCAGGAAGTGTAATAGTTCTTTCAGATGAAGTGTCTACAAAGTAGCGATAACCAACCTGGGCGGTTATATTAGAAGATACAGATTCTGAAACTTCTTTCTTGCGTTGAATAAGATCTGCTTGTGTTACATAATCTGGCGGGATAGCAGCCATTATGCCTACATTTACCCACTCAGTTCCGCTCCATACTTTAATTGTTTTAGCCATTAGAAAGTAATGCTTCCTGTTCCAGCAGTAAATTTATAAACTCTATATCCAGATCTTCCAGCTGTATCTACAGTATATGTTAATGTTCCTGGAATATTTGATATTGCAGGATCAGTTGATGGATAAGCAATAATAACTACACCATTTCCGCCTCTTCCTCCAGAACCTCCAGGTCCATTATTTGTTCCATTCTGTAGAGAAGCTCCTCCAGCACCTCCACCACCGCCAAGACCATCGGTTCCACTTACTCCATTATTTAGATTAGATCCACCTGCTCCTCCACCGCCATTACCACCAGATCCTGGTGTTGAAACACCGTAATAGTTAGTTCCAGATCCGCCACCACCTGCATAGTATATTGATGTTCCAGTAATTGAATATGCTAAACCTACTCCACCAGCACCAGAAGTTGAAGAGCTTCCAGGAGATCCTCCGACTCCTCCAGCACCGCCACCACCGCCGCCAGCATATGGAGAAGTATGACCTGCACCACCATTATTTCCTTGTCCAGAAGTTCCTTGTCCACCTGCACCTGGAAGTGGTGACCCTCCACCTGCTCCTCCACCGCCTGATCCACCATTGCCACCATTATTTCCTTCTTGATAAACTCCTCTACCTCCACCGAATGCTGTTATATTTCCATATATAGAATTATTTCCAACAGTACCATAATTTAAAGATCTTGTTGTTGATGCTGTTCCGCCAGCACCTCCAGTACCAACTGTTATTGTTTTTTGAGAACCAAATGTTATTGTTTCTGTTCCATACAATAAACCACCTGCGCCGCCTCCACCAGAAGAACCATCACCAGCCCAGCCAGCTGCTCCGCCACCGCCTCCTGCAACAACAAGATACTCAATAGAAGCTTTATTATTTGATGTTATACTAAATGTTCTAGGTGTTGGTGTATTTGAACCATCACTTGCATTAATTGTAAACGTATATGTTGTTGTACTAGATATTGCTGGAAGTGTTCCTGAGATAATACCAGTTGAAGAATTAAGTGTAATGCCAGAAGGTAGAGATGATCCAGATGCTAAAGAGTATGTTATAGCATTATTTTCTTCATCCGATGCAGCAACTGTAACAGATATTGATTCACCTTCAGAAAATGTTCCAAGGGTTCCAGACATAGTAATCCATACTGGTTTATCATTAACTGTAACTGAGTCTGGTAGTAATCCATAAAGATTTGATGGATTTGTTACTTTAATATCATACGGCTCATTAGCATTTGATAATCCTGTAAAAACTGCCGTTAATTGAACCAAAGAATTAAATGTAGTAGTAGTGGCATTCACCTGAACTCCGTTAGTTCCAATTGCTGATGCAATAGCACCACTTACAAAGTTTGTCCCAGTGATTACAATAGTTCCAGAATTTGTTTGTTCTGAATAATTTCCTGTAATTGATGCTACCCCAGGTACTTCCTGAACAATATTTTCCCATGAACCATTTGATGTATATAGCTCTAGTCTAGCAGTCTCACCATTTGAATATAATTTACCTACACCTGGATTTGCTGGACGACCAGCATTATTACCATATGGGATTCCTCCACCAGTAATATCTGAGAATTTAATTGTCATCCTAGTCTCCATCCAAGAGTCGAACCAGTATATATTAATAC